TAGAGTCTCAATTATTAAATAAGTCAATTAGAATCAACTAACGACATATTTATATAATAAAAAACATGTCTTATTTCCGTTCGTATTTTGAAAAAAATAACACAATAATAAAAAATTATGCGGTTAACACTGCTAAAAATCCTACAACTGAAATTTTTTACGGTTCAAGTTTTTCCAAATTTTTATTTAAAGTTGATTTTAGTGATTTAATTACAAAAGTTGAAAATGGTGATTTAGTAATTAATACAAATACTAGACATTATTTAAAAATGACTAATACAATATTTGGGGACCCAAAATTGATTGGTGAAAAAAGAAATACCGGTAGACAACGAACAACATCATTTGATTTAATTATTTTTAAAATTCTTGAGAATTGGGACGAAGGTGTAGGTTTCGATTATGAAGACGGTGGTTATGACTTTACTATTGGTAATAAAACATATGACGAACGACCATCAAATTGGTATAATCGAACGACTTTAAATCAATGGACAACACCAGGTGTTTATCAAACTACACCAACCATAATATCTACTATTCATTTTGATAACGGTAATGAAAATATTGAAGCTGATATTACAGATTATGTTAATAGTATTGTCGTTTCAGGAAATACTAACCATGGATTAGGTTTAGCCTTTGCAGTTTTATATCAAGATATAAATGATGAATATGACCAATCGGTTTCATTCTTTACAAAATATACACAAACTTTTTACGAACCATTTATTGAGACTGTCTTTAATGACACTATAGTAGATAATAGACAAAATTTCATTACTGAAAAACAAAATAATCTTTATTTATATGTCACTAAAGGTGGTAATTTTTATGATTTAGATAATTTACCTACTGTCGATGTTTTAAATAGTTCCGAATCATTAATAAATAATTTAAGTGGTTTGACAACCACAAAAATTAGAAAAGGAATTTATAAAGTTACGTTCGGGATAACAGGACAACTTTGTGATGGTAAAAGATTTTTTTATGATAAATGGAAAAATTTATCAATTGATGGAGTTTCAATTACTGATGTCTCACAAAAATTTATACCAAAACCTTTTTCAAGTTATTATTCTTTTGGTTCCAACCCAACTGAATCTCAAAAATATGTTATTCAATTTTCAGGTATCAAACAAAATGAAAAAATAATAAGAGGAGAATTAAAAAAAATAATCCTATATTTTAAATCTATTGAAGTTTCTAAATCAGAATTATTTGAAAATGTCTTTTATAGAATATTCATAAAAGAAGGTAAAACAAATGTTATTGTTAATGATTGGACTAAAATAGATATGACTACTACAGAAAATTCTTTTTTCTTAGATACGTCTTATATGATACCTAGAGAATATTTTATTGAATTTAAAGCGATGATATATACTGAAGAAATTTTTTATCACAATTATGTTAAATTTGAAATAATATCTGAAAAATAAAAAAATAAAAAAAAATGAAGAATATTGAAATTATTATTAAAAAACAGTTAAAAAATTTAACTGAATCCTCAATGGGACAAGAAAACTATATGTTTTTTGAAAATTTAAAACAAATCCATAGACAGTGTGAAATTTTATTAAAAATGGATCAGAATATTGTAGATAATATTTTACAAGATGGCCATGATTGGGCGGATGACCATGTGTCTGAAGCTAAAAATAACATGGACCAAGTTTTTGATTTTTTAATGAATAAAACTGAAAGAATAAATAGTGAACCTAAAATGAACTCAAACTTAGAACCAAATATGGATACGTTTAGTTTAAACGAAAACGAAGTAATTGATGAGTCTAAAAATAAACCAAATAACCCTAAACTATGGGCAGCATCATTAGCATGGGCTAAATCAAAATATAAAGTTTGTCCAAGTGCGTATTGTAATGGTGCAGCAGCTAAACGATATAAGTCAAAAGGTGGTACTTGGAGAAAAAAAGTTAATGAAAGTGTAAATGAATCAAAAAAGAATAATAATGATGATGTTTACCATAAAAGTTATACTTCAGCAGTTAATACCGCACTTGAATATGCAGAGAAAAAAGGTTATACATATGACCAAGAAGAAGTTGCGACTGAAATAGGTATGGGACCAAAAAAACCAAAAGAGGGTGATACAAATCGTTTCACTATTAGTTTGAAAAAAGATGATAAGGAACAAAAAAAGGCTCTTCATATACAGATTTATGGTATGAAAGAAAAATATGAATTAAATTGTTATATTAATTAATAATATTATGAAAATATTAGTAAACGAAGAAGATTTAAAATACATTGAAGAATCAATAATGAATGGTCTAATTCTTAAAGAAGACCTAAGAAGGTGGTTTAAAGAAAAATGGGTGGATGTATCTAAGAAAGTAGATGGTAAACATCCTCCATGTGGTAGAAAAACCGCTGACGGTAAATCATATCCAAAATGTCGACCGTCAAAAAAAGTATCTAAAGAAACGCCAAAAGTTGCGTCTTCTTATGATAAAGATGAAAAAAAATCAATGACCGCACAAAAAAGAAGAGCGGAAAAAAAAGAACCTAAAGTAGGAACAGGTAATAAACCAACATTTACTCGATTTGATGAAAATAAGACTGTTTCAACGGACTTTTATGATATTATTGAATCTTATTCTGCGCCTAGATTAAAGTCTGTCAATGAGTCTAAAAACAGGTTAAGTGAAGGTTTAAACTACCACATAACAAACGAAAAACCACTTATTGAAAATGTTTATCGTGTTTATTCTAAAAAGTTTTTTGACTTGTTTAATGAATCTAGGGAATTAATGAACAAAAACATATTAGAAGTTTTTGGTGAGGATATTGAATTATTAAAAACAGATATAGGAAAAACAGGATTATACGAAAATACTGAAGTTTATCTTGATATCCCATTTATATTAAATGAAGAAGAAGATATTGTTAAGGTAAATTTTTTATTTGAAGCAGAACATAGAGGTAAAAAAGTAAATTTAAATAAACCATTTAGAACACCAGGTGGACCGAAAAAATTTGCGGTATATGTAAAAACACCTAGTGGTACTATTAAAAAAGTAACATTTGGTGATCCTAATTTAAGAGTACGTAATAACAATAAAGCGGCGGCTAAATCATTTAGGGCTAGACATAAATGTGACCAAAAAAAAGATAGGACAACCGCAGGATATTGGAGTTGTAATATTTCTAGATATAGAAAAGCATTAGGAATAAAATCTTCTAATCCTTGGTAGTAAATAAAAAAATATGGAATTACCATTTAAAGAACAAATAGAAGAAGGATTTTATATTAGAACATTTTCAGAAGATATATCTGAAATGGAATTAAAATGGCATTTTGATGAGGAAGATAGAATTGTTTTATGTGAGGATGAATCTGATTGGTTTTTTCAATTTGATAATGAACTACCAATTCAATTTAAAAAAAATAAATCTTTAATGATACCTAAAAATAGATATCATAGAATAATAAAAGGTACAAATAACTTAAAACTAAAAATTAAAAAATTATGAAATTAATGACTTTATTTGAAAGTAAACAAACAGAAGACGATGGAAAAAGAATTCTTAAAACTAAAGGAGTATCAGATAGTGATATCGAAAATATCATAAATGATTTTAAGAATGGAGACACGTCCCAAAACCAAAAGAATATTCCAATCATGTGTTTTTTTTATGGTGAGGGAAATAATCAATTAATTATTAATGAAATAAATAATTTTAATGACTTGATTATTAAACAAAAAATCAATTTAAAATCTTATAATTCTAATCAGTTAACTGTAATATATAAAGAAAGAACGGTAGTTAATAATGAGGTAAAAGAAGAAAATGTTGAAAAAACATTTACCCCAAATAATTGGATAGAATTTACCGAATTAATTCATGGATTATCACAGACGTTAACCTCAAAAAAATATAATGTATCGTTTAAAAAAGAAGAAGTTACAAATTTACCAATATTTCTTGAAGGTGATAATATTAAAATATATGAAGCAAGAGGAAAAAATGATTGTATCAAATATACCCATGCATTAACAAATAAAACATATCGTTTTTGTATTGGGAATCCTTCACCAGTATCAAATATGTATAACACATATAGGACAAGAGATGGTGCTAAGTTTTATTTTATTTTAGATTTAGATAGAATGGACGAAAAGAATGACCCTTTACATATGGTTGTTTTACAAACAAATACCATTCCTTCACGTCATATTATTTTAACCGACGAGAATAATACTAGTGGTTTTATTGCAGAATATGGTAAGGATGTTGATGCTTATTTAAAATATTTAGAATCAAAGGGTATTGATACAGATAAGTTTGAATTTGTTGAATTAACTGAAGCGGAAAAATATACAAATAAATTAGTTAGGAACCAAATAAGTGATATAGATACACTATTAAGTTTGGATAATCCGAATAATCCAAATTATAGAGTACCAGAAACCGAAATTGAATCAGATAAAGAAAATTATTATTTAAGACAATATATCGACCAAGGTCATCAATTAACAGACGAACAATTTAATTTCTTTTTAGAGAGAAGTTCAGATATGTAAGAAAAAAAGAAATAATGAGATGAAATATTCTGAAGTATTAAAAAGATATGTAAATACTGGAACACAAATTCGTGAGAAACAATATAATCGTTTACCAAAATCATTGCAAACATCTTATATGAGAATGAGAGAAATTATTGGTTATGATTGGTGGGAATTAAAATATTTAACTCATGATGACCAAAGAATTAAACTTATTGAAAAAGACCCTGAACATTTAGGTAGTGATGATGTAGAAAATTTACTTAAATATTCAGAAAATAAAGACCTTATCATAACAAAAATTATCGATATGATCTATAAAGGAGGTATTACTGAAAGTGGTTTAAAACGATTACTTCAATATTCAAAAGATAAAGAATTAATAAAGAAAACATTATTACAAAATGGTGTTGATTATAAATTAATAAACGATGTAATAAGTAGAGGTAATTTTGATACCCAATTAATACCGGATAATTATCAAGAAATGTTAAATGAAATAAGGAGAATAAAACAGATAATGGGATGAAATATTCTGAAGTATTAAATAGATATGTAAATACTGGATCACAAATTCCAGAGGAACAATATAAACAGTTATCTCAATCATTGCAAAAATCTTATATGAGGATGAGAGGTGTTGTTGGATATGAAGATTGGGAATTTATATATTTAACCGATGATGAAAGAATTAAATATATAGAAAAAAAAGGTAATAAGTTAAATGGTTTTGATGAAATATATTCATTACTTGAATCTTCAAAAGATAAAGACCTTATTATAACAAAAATTATCAAGGTAAAAGATAGTACAACATTACATTTCTTTGACATGAGTGTTATTAAAACACATTTAGGTGTAGTAGAGGTTCTACTTCAATATTCAAATGATAAAGACCTTATTGCTACGAAAATTATTGAAAAAATGGGTTATGAATTAAATAATGGTGAAATATATAATTTACTTAAATATTCAGTTAATAAAGATGATATTGCGATAAAAATTATTAATGAAAAAGATGATGAAATAATTTTTAATGAATATAAATATTTACTTGAATATTCAAAAGATAAAGAATTAATAAAGAAATTATTATTACAAAATGGTGTTGATTATAAAGAAATAAATTATAAGATAACAAATTATAAAATAGATACCCCATTAATACCTGATAACTACCAAGAAATGTTAAATGAAATAAGAAGGATAAAAGAAATAATGAGATGAAACATTCAGAAGTATTAAATAGATATGTGAACACTGGATCACAAATTACTGAGAAACAATATAAACAATTATCCCAATCATTGCAAAAATCTTATATTAGAATGAGAGGTGTTGTTGGATATGAAGATTGGGAATTTCAAGTAATAAATGATAATCAAAGAATTAACTATATTGAAATAAAAGGTGTAAAATTAAGTCATTACAATATTCAAGATTTACTTAAATATTCAGAGAATAAAGACCTTATCGCAACAAAAATTATTGAAACAAAAGGTAAAGAATTAGAATATATTAATATATATTATTTAATTAATAATTCAGATAATAAAGATGATATTGCTACAAAAATTATTGAAGTAAAAGGTGAATTAAGTGATTCTGAGATACGTACTTTAATGGTTGTTAAATATTCTAATACAGACGATATTGCAACAAAACTTATTGAAAAATTTGGTGAAAAATTAGATAGTGATAATTTAAAAACTATAATGTTATTCTCAAGCAATAAAAAATCGGCAACAAAAATTATTGAAATAAAAGGTGAAAAATTAAATAGTAAAGATATTGGAAATTTACTTGAATATTTATCGTTTAGTGAACGTTATGAAATCGCGACAAAAATTATTGAAACAAAAGGTAAAGAATTAAATGGTGATGACATATATGCTCTATTTATCCTTTTATATTTTAATATTTACATAGAAAGAAAAGAATTAATAAAGAAAACATTATTACAAAATGGTGTTGATTATAGATTAATAAATAAACAGATAAATAGGTATAATAGTGAATCAACAGACTCTATCCCATTAATACCTGATAACTACCAGTCAATGTTAAACGAAATAAGGAGAATAAAACAGATAATGGGATGAAATATTCTGAAGTATTAAATAGATATGTGAACACTGGATTACCAATTCCAGAGGAACAATATAATCTTTTATCACCATCATTACAGAAATCTTATAAAAGAATGAGAGGTGTTGTTGGATATGAAGATTGGGAATGGAAATATTTAACCGATGATGAAAGAATTAAAATTATTGAAAAAAAAGGTAATAAGTTAAATAATCATGAGGTAGAAAATTTACTTGAATATTCAAATGATATAGATATTATTGCAACAAAAATTATTGACACAATAGGTAGAGAATATCCAAATTCGTTATATGGATATGTTATTAAACAAATTTTAGATTATTCAGTTAATAAAGATGATATTATAAAAAAAATAATTGAAGTAAAAAATATACATTTAAATTTTGATAATATAACTCTACTACTTCAATATTCAAGTAATAAAAATGATATTGCGACAAAAATTATTGAAATAATAGGTGATAAATTGAATCTTAATATCATTCTTCCTTTTCTAAACCATTTAAGGGCGCCAGTTAATGTAGATTTGATAGATATGGATGATTTAATAACTAAAATTATCAAAGTAAAAAGTGGAGAATTAACTAAAGACGAGAAACTTTATTTACTTCTTTTTTCAAGAAAAAAATATGATATCATAATAAAAATTATTGAGATAAGAGGTGAAGAATTAACCGATGAAGATATACTCGAATTACTTATAGAAGCTATAACTCTTAAAAATGAAAGAGACCTTATTTTAACAAAAATTATTGAAACAAAAGGTAAAAAATTAAATTATGAACCAATTGTTTTTTTATTATCAATTTCAAATGATAAAGAATTAATAAAGAAAACATTATTACAAAATGGTGTTGATTATAAATTAATAAATAATGTAATAATTGAAAATGATTTACCTATCCCATTAATACCTGATAACTACCAAGAAATGTTAAATGAAATAAGAAGGATAAAAGAAATAATGAGATGAAACATTCTGAAGTATTAAATAGATATGTGAACACTGGATTACAAATTCCTGAGAAACAATATGAACGGTTGTCAGTATCATTACAGAAATCTTATATGAGAATGAGAGGTGTTGTTGGATATAAAGATTGGGAATTTAAATATTTAACCGATGATAAAAGAATTAAAATTATTGAAAATAAAGGTAAACAATTAAAAAGTAATGATGTAGAAAATTTACTTAAATATTCAGAAAATAAAGACCTTATCGCAACAAAAATTATTGAAACAAAAGGTAAAGAATTGGAAAGTTATGATATATTAGGTTTAATGAATATTTCAAAAAATGATAAAGACCTTATCGCAACAAAAATTATTGAAACAAAAGGTAAAGAATTGGGTAGTTATGAAATATTACATTTACTTAAATATTCACAAAATGAAAATTTTATAGCAACAAAAATTATTGATACAAAAGGTGAAACATTACATAGTGATGATATATATTTTTTACTTTATCAATATACTCAAAATACAGATGATATTGCAATAAAAATTATTGATACAAAAGGTAAAAAAATACAAAGTGATGATATACATAATTTACTTCAATATTCAAAAGATAAAGAATTAATTAAGAAATTATTATTACAAAATGGAATTAATTATAAATTAATAAACGATGTTATTAATAAATATTTTTCAAATATCAAGTTAATACCTGATAACTACCAGTCAATGTTAAACGAAATAAAAAGAATAAAAGAAATAATGGGATGAAATATTCTGAAGTATTAAGTAGATATGTGAACACTGGATCACAAATTCCTGAGAAACAATATAAACAGTTATCTCAATCATTGCAAAAATCTTATATTAGAATGAGAGGTGTTGTTGGATATTTTGGTTGGGAATTTAAATATTTAACTGACGATGAGAAAATTAAATATATTGAAAAAAAAGGTGATGAATTGGATTATAATGATGTAGAATATTTACTTTATTATTCAGAAAATACGGACATTATTGCAACAAAAATTATTGAAACAAAAGGTGAAGAATTGGATTATAAATATACAAATAAATTATTTAAATATTCAAAAGATAAATACCTTATTGCAACAAAAATTATTGAAACATTAAATGAAATAGATGATAACGTGATTTCTATTTTAGTTAGTGATTTTCATGAATCAGATATTAAAGATAATATTATAAAAAAAATTATCGAAAATAACGAAAAAATGGAATACATGAATAGTGATAAAATAATTTTTTTTCTTAGACATTCACAAAATGAAAATAATATTGCAATAAAAATTATTAAAACAATAGATAAAAGTTATTTTACTGTATATAATATGAAATATTTATTTATTATTACAGAAAATAAAGAATTAATAAAAAAATTATTATTACAAAATGGTGTTGATTATAAATTAATAAATAGAACAATAAGAGATTATAACTTTGAAAAAGATGGAGTTAGTTATATTGAACCAATACCAGATAATTATCAAGAAATGTTACATGAAATAAGAAGGATAAAAGAAATAATGAGATGAAATTATTTAATAAAAATATACCATCACATTACATTCATTAAATAATTTTATACTTTTTTCTTGAGATTCTTCCCATTTCTCTTTATTCTTTGTTGTACACTCTTTTTTACACCAAACAACTTGTATTCCCACATTTACAATAGCTCGAGCACAGTCCATACATGGTACTCCAGATGTTAAATAAATCGTTGAGTTTTTTAATGAAACACCAATTCTAGCTGCATTATAAATAGAATTTCTTTCTGCGTGTTCGATCCAAAAATACTTTTCAGGTCTCTCTTGTCTTTCTTTTTTTGAATCATCTAAACCTCTTGGAAAAGAATTATAACCCGTAGAAAGGATCTCATTATCTTTACCAACAATTACCGCACCTATTTGTGTTGATTCGTCTTTTGACTTTAATTTTATTTGTTCCGCAATATTTAAAAAATATTCATTCCAATTCATACTAATTTTTGTTTTGATATGTAATGTACCCTACTCCCATAAAAAACTCCCATGTTCTTCGCAATTCCTTTTTCAACAAATTTACCAATCTCAATAAAACTTTTTGTGTCATTTAATGATATACCTATAATAAACTTATCATCATTTATTTTTTCATAAGTGACAGGTCTTATAAAGATCCCTTCATCATCAAGTTTAAGATGTTTAACAATTTCTTCTTTGGTTTGTTTACAATCAATATTTCTCTCTGCAATTAATTCTTTTAAATGGTCTAAACGTAATTTACTATAATCTGTAGACCCATCAATATTTTCTTCTAACGGTATTTTATTTTTACTCATAATATACAAATATACGTATATTTTTACAAATAAAAAACCCCCACATTTCTGCGGGGGTTTTTTCTATATTCAGTAATTAAGATTATCTTAATGTATCAATACCAAATGTGGTTAAACCATGTACGTCAATCACACCATAGTAACGGTTATTAACCATTTTCTTAGCGTAACGTGTCATGATACCTTTAATTGGTGTAAAGTTAAATGGATTGTACATTGTTGGAGTTAATTGTAAAGGCACATATGGTGCGTAAATATAACCCGCGTCTAACAATGATTTTCCTTTATGACCAATCATAATTTTTCCTGCTGGTAAATATGGGTCACGGAATACTTGGTAACGACCAGAAAGTGAACCAATTTTTTCAATTCCCATGTTGTATTGGTCTTGCTCAGGATGTGCGTTTGATACGTGGAAGTATTCCAAATCATCAAATACTGCAGAAACTTCAGAAGATACTACAATCCAGTTAGCACCACCACGAAGAGTTGTTTTATGGATTTGTGCGGAAATTTGGTTAATTTTAGTAACCAATGTTTGATTCCAATCTTTTTGGGTATAACCCAAGAAAGGAGTGTTTCCACTTGCACCATATCTCCATTCGTTGTAATCCCACTTACTTCTCCAAGCAGCACCTTTACGGATATCACGAAGAATTTCACGGTCAATTTCTGCTGCAATTTGTTCAGATAATAAAGCCGTTAATTCAGCTTCAGCATCAATATTATGAAACGCAGAAACGTCTTGTGCAAGTTCAGGAGACCAGCTTGCTCTTAATTTTCTTTCAGTAACTGATACAGTTACAGATTGAAGATCGAAAGAAACTTCACCAATTTCTTCTTCAAATTCAAGAGACGCATATGTTTTGTATGTTGTATAAAGATTAGCTAGTGCTAAATCATTTGAACTTAAATCAGCAGGTGAAAAACCTGATGTTGGACTATATGTTTCCAAATCAACACTTAAATAAATTTTTCCTTCTTGGTCACAAACACTAGAAAATTTATTTAAATTGGTACCAACTTTCGCACCATATTCAATAAGACCTTTACCGTATTTTTGTGTAACAACATTAAAGTTTTTAACGCCGTTAGTTGGTGTGTTACCAGTAATTGTTACAGTTAATGCTGATAAAAATTCATCAGTATCCATAACACTACCATTAGCACCAATTAATTTACCTTGACCATCTGTTGAAAATCCACTGTAAACTACAATAATATTAGAAAGTGAAGAACCACTTAATGGTGCGGTTGTTACTGTAGGTACACCGTCATTAAAAGTAACAAACCCATGAGGAAGAATTGGAACAATTGTTTCAGCACCTTTTGAATAATCAAAAAGACCTTGGTCAGCTTCATCACTTTCTTCGTAGAAACGATCATAAAGACTTCTAGTTGATGTATAACCTGCACCTGGATCGGTATCCGAATCATTTGGATAACCAAAAGGTGCGGATTTTGAATCTTGAATTTTAGGTACAAAGAAGAATAATTTACCAATTGGTAAATTCATTGCTTGTACGGAAACGATATCGTTAGCCAATAATTTAGAAAATACCCTACGAATGATAGGGAATACAACTGTTTCGAATGAACCACTTGCGTCAGAAACCGCAGCTTCGTTAATTAAATACGACGCTTGATTTTCGTACAACTGTGCTACGTTATCTTTTTGATGACCATCAAGACCTTCTAAAAATCCTAAGTCATTCCATTTTTTAATGGTATCTTCTTTGATAACACGTAGGTGTTTTAATCCAATGTTACCAACAATACCTGATTCTAATAATGCTCCCATTTTTTTTTATTTTGTTTTAATTTATTTTATTTTTGACATCAAATCTTTCATTCTTCTAAACTGAGGATTTTCATAAGCTTTTGACTCTGAAAGAACCTGTGTTGAAGAAGAAGTACTTGGTGTCGAATTAAGTCTATTTACAACTGATTCAGAAATAGGTTTTTTATTTTCTAAATCTGTTTTAATAATACTGTAAAGATTTTTTGATTCTTTCAATGTTGAAACTGAATCAAATCTTTTTAAAATGTTTATTTTTTCTTTTTTTGTGGTTGAATGTTCAGTGAATAAACGTGTTGAATAAGCTAAATTTGCGTTAAACACCGCAACTTCATTGAGTTTTTCTTTAAATAATACTAAGGCTTTTCTGTACTCTGAATTTTGTTTTTTCAATTTGTTCATTTCCTCATTAATCGCACCTGCTGCGAATATTTTTTTACCTTTAATACCTAATCTATTACTTCCTCCTTTATCGCCGTGTGCGTTCCATTTAGTTCTAGCTGCTTCAGTGGCGTCAAGTTTTTGAACATCACCTTCTTCGTCACCATATTCATCACTACCGTCAAGATCTATTTCATAGACAACATCGTCTTCATTTTCTCCGTACATGTCGTCATCATCTTCGTACATGTCGTCTTCTTTTTCGTACATGTCGTCATATTTTTCGTCATCTCCTTCGTATACATCGTCATCATCTTCGTACATATCATCGTACATAGAGTCTTCATTTTCGTTTAATTTAATGATGTATTCATTATCACCATCTTTAAATTCTACTGTGTTTCCTTCTTTTTTCACAATAAAACCATCTTCTGGTCCCATTGCTTTAAAAATTCTTAAAACTTCTTCTGATGATGCTTCAGTTGCGTTGAAAACTTCGTCATTACCCATATCGGAACCTTGACCACCCATAAATGGATTTGAACCACCCATTTCTGAATCTTCATCATCTGGATTAAAACCCATTTCATTATCTGGATTAAAACCCATTTCTGAATCTTCATCATCCATTTCTTCATCTTCGATTTCGTCATCGTCTTCTAAATCTTCATCTTCGATTTCTTCATCGTCTTCTGAATCTTCGTCTTCGATTTCTTCATCATCATCGGTTTCTTCATCTTCATCAAAATTTGATGTAACATCTTTCCCACCTTTTTTAGGTTTAGATTGTTTTGAAACAACTTCTTCCTCTTCTTCTTCTTTTAACAAATCATTTATTTCTTGTTTCATTGTTGAAGCAAGTATACCTTTTGCATTTGTTTTTACTGCCTCTTCAAGCGTTTGCACTTGAAGTAATGCTTGTTCTAAAATTGATTTTTCATTCATTAGAAAATTTATTTTTTATATAAATATTATGTTTTTATAAAAAAACACTGTTTTTAATGATTTAAACTAAAATAATTTTATTTTTTTTGTAAAAAATTATTTAAGTTACCCATTAAATTTTTCATTCTATCCATTGATTTTGGTACTTCTTGAATTGATTCTTCGTAATTATCTCTATCTTCTAAATTTTTAAAAATATACGCACCTGGTGTTGATGGTGATGAAACTAAATCGTAACAAACTAATTCGTAATCATCTTGTACAATATTTTGTCCTTTTATATTTTTTAAAGAACCTACACCTCTTGATGAAATACCTAAAGTAGCACCATTCATTAATAACATCGCTGCTTGATCTCCCTTAGTGCTTACTATCCCCATTTTTTTCCAACCCGGAGATGTAAATAATTTTATCTTACCCAAAAGAATTTTACCATCCCACCATGTCTCAATTATGGAATGTGAAACTCTATCTAAATCTATTAAACTGGACGACGGGTGATTTAATTCATTTAATGCCCCTCCTTTTTTTATTATACTTTGATATTTTTCGTTTTCTCTTTTTAATAAACTTTCAGGATAAATTCTACCATTCTTGTTCGGGGTATCAAATTTTTGTAAAACGGCGTGTAAAATAATATCTTCAGAAAAATTAGTTTCATTCATTTCTGATATTATTTTTTTATTCTCTTTAGGTGAGATATGACCAGCGTCATATTCAATTAAAAGTATTTTACCGTTTTTAAATAACTGTTCTTTTTCCATATATTAATTAATATTAAATTATATTGTTAAACAATATAACTACATATTAATAAATACCTTAAAAAGTGAATTAATTCTTCTTCGTATAGAAATTAAAAAGTATTTCGTCTGTTAAAATATTATCTACGATAAAAACAGATAAATCATTAATTATTTTTTTTATTTCTTTTGATTTTATGTCTATTTTTTTTTCAATATATAGTGTTATTTCTAAATCCATAAAAGACTTTTTATTTGTTTTAATACTACTTGTTTTTATGTCCAAATCAACAATAGATTCTTTTTTGAAATAAACATTATTTAAATTATATATGTGTTGTTTTAATAATTTATTTACTTTTGAAATTATTTTTAGATAATCATAGTTATCTTCTTTAGGTTGGGTCCAAGAGTTTAATTGGATATAGATTGTTTTTAAGTTTCTATAGTCGGTAGTACCATATCCTATTTTTACATTATTGTGTGTTCCGAGTTTAATAAATTTTCCTTTTTTCATTTAAAATATGCGCATTAAAATTATTTTATGGTGTATGTAAAATATACATAATAAATCTAAAAAAACCAAATTTAATAAATAAAAAAACCCCGAATTAAATGTAATTCAGGGTTTTAAATATTATGTGGTTAAAAAGTTAAATTAATCCATTTTTCAATTCCGATAATTTATAATAATTATACTTCGACACTTCAGATTCATTAACTTGTTTTCTAACATCATTAAGTTTTTCTACCAAAGAACTTTCAGATGATTCATTTAATAAATTCTCAATTTTTTTATTTAATTCCATCTTTAATGTGGTCATTTCATTACTTAAACTTTCGTTTGTCATAGAAATGATATTTTTAAATGTCTCTTTCTGTTCTTCATTAAGAAAATCGATATACTTTATATTAAAGTTATTAACTAAAATATTATTTAATAATGAATGATTTTCAATTTTTAAATCAGGTTCTTTATTGTCATTAATTTCTTTTTTTGTTGTTAAAAAATTAATAAATTTTTCTTTATATTCAATTTTCTTAACTATATTGTGTATAGTGTTTTCTTCTGAAAGTACATCTAAACATTCATATAATTCATTGTTTTCTACAACTACATCTTTTAATACTTTACTAAATTTTTTACATTCCGAATCTATAGATTTTATTTTTTCAATAAAATGAGGTTCTAATGTTTCTACAAACACTTTAGCAGTTTCTTTATTTTGAATATATGTTTTTTCCATATCTTCATAAAATCTATAGACTTCAACTAAATTATTATTAGACTTTAGTTTTTTAATTAAATCTTTTAATTCTTTTTTATTTCCTGAATTATAAGATTCTGTTAATTTAATTAACAACTTTGTTTTTAGTTCACCAAATTTTGACATATTATTCTTCATTTAACATATTTTTTAATTTATTTTCTATTTCATGAATATTTTTTTGTGCTTTATTTATATCAAATAAATCATTTAAAACATCACCTTCTCCTAACATACTCAATATATTTCTTTTTTTCGTTGATTCACTTAATGGTGCCTCCCCACCTCCAGGTGGTGGCGGTGGTGATCCTCCACCCATACCCATATCCATACCAGCATCACCAGATTGTGAGTTTTCCGCTTTTTCTCTTTCTTCTTCAGGAATACCATATTTAGAATCCACATCATCAAAAATACCTGAACGTTTAATTACGTTTTGAGTATTAGTTAATTCAAATCCCATCGCTCTTTCAAGTCTCTGTTGTTGTAAATCAAGTAAAACTTCACTATCACTCATACCTAAAATATTTTTCTTAGCCCATGTATGTGAAACAGGTAAAATACCTACTTGTGAGTTATCCGCAGTTGCGTCCTTGTAAAGTAATATTTTTTCTTTCCATTGTTCTATTCTTAATAAATCAGATTGTGCAGATGGATTAGTTAAGGAAAGTGAAAAATTATCTAATTCATCTTCCATACCAAGAAGATATAAATGCATTAAAGCAATTTTATTTAATTCTTGAACTAATGATTTTTGAATTCTATTTATTGTTCTGGCAAAACGAATATCCATTAATGCCAATTGTTTTCCATCACCGACAACTTCTTCAAATCCTAAAAATGCTTTTGGAATACGAAGTGCTGCTAACATTTTCTTTTGAATATATTCAATATCCGCAATTTCACCTAAATTTTGTGCACCAGGTAATGTTTCGATTGGGTTAGTTTGAGTAGGGTCCCTAATTGGGATGAAATAATCTTGGTCTACTGCCATTTGATTGTATCTCATATCTACTTGACCATTCCTTGAATCGACAACTTGGTCACGTTTAAATTTATTTGCAACACGTTGAACATAAGATTCAATGTCTTTATCGTCCATGTTACCGACAAAAACTTTGAAAACTCTTCTTTCTGGTGCTCTCGTTGTTCTATAAATTAACATAGCATCTTCAGCTAATAGTAATTGTTTCCAAATTCTTCTTATTTTATCTAACATACTAGTTCCATATGGAAGTTTTCTGTCATCACCCAATAATCTAAAATGAGCAATCTCCCAAGATTGAAATTCTAAATCTTTATTATTCCATTGAAATCTTAATTCTCTAGAAGGGGTGTTATCTGGTTTTACGTTTTGTGTTTTTGATTCTTTTCCTTCAATCCTTTCTATCTCAATATTAGGTAATTGTTGACAACCTATAATTCCTTTTTCTGGATCTATTTTTAGGTACACAAAATCATCACCATATTTACAAACACCTCTAGCCCACATTTGTAAATTAGTATTTAAATCGAGTCTATTAATAAATAAATCTTCTAAAATTGATTTAACTCTAGAAGATTCAGAAAAAATTGTTAATATATCACCTTTTTCTGAAAGTGTCGTTGACTCTTCAGCGTATATATCTAACGCTGCTGATATTTCAGGAGTAAATTCCATACTTTCATAATCGTAATATGCTGACAATCTATTCGGTTCATAATATACTGATTGATTATAAAGGGATTGTTCTAATTTAGTCCATTTATCAGCAATATATTGTGTTTGTTGTGCTTGTAGTATTGCTTTTTCATATTCTTCCCTACTATTTGTTTTTAGTATTTCATCCTTTGAAAAATTAAATGACGGTAGTTCTTCTGGTGGTCTAACACCTCCAGAGAACCCAAACATTTTGGTTAATCTTTGAAATACTGTTGAATTACTATTTGCCATATATATAAATAGTTTTAATTAAAGTATAGTTAATTTTTAGATTAATATAAATAGTCTTATTGATTTCTTTTTTTAAATAACCAAGAAAACTCTTTATAAGTATCTTTAGTTGGTTTATTTAAAAATTGATTAATTCTATCGTCACCTATTTGCATCGAACCTATAGGATCAAAAGATGTACCATAAGAATAAAATGTTTTATTTGGTTCGTATGTTCTTTCGGATACTGTCCAAGATTCTAACATCGCTTTATTTGCGTTTTCATTTTTTTCTAATTGATTAAAACACATATCTGACGCATATAATGCCATTGATAAACTCATAATAGAATCATCATGATACCCTTTTATGTGATCAGGTCTTCCATTTATATATATGAATGTACTTAACTCGTTTAAAAGTCTAGAAGACCTAACTTTAAAATCTTTTCTTAGTTGTTCTTCGAATGCTGCAACGATTTGAGTTCTTTTATTATTAAAGTTTATACCTGGAATTTTATCAAGTGATTTACGATTATATTCCCATATATTTTTAGTATTGATACCATCAATATATAAATTTTTATAATTCATTTCTTGTAATTTTCTTGAAGTTGCAACTCCCATACCACCGGTAATATCTATTACAATAAACGCTTCATATAATATACCCCATTTGTAACAAACAGTTGCTAAATCATCTGGTGGTATTTTCCCAATATATTCTGCAACTTGTTCTCTTTCGTCAAAATCTATAATGTTAATTGATGAAAAATCTTCACTGTCTCCACGACTAACATCAACACCCATCAAATATCTATGACCCTGAACAGGTTCTTTCCATTGCCAAAAAGTACCTTGCATATATTTTTCTATTGGTTCCCTAATTAAATTCTTAGATATGTTTTGTTGGACACCACTTGGTATTACACCATCACCTGAACCTAAAAAATCACATTCTAATTCTTGTGAAATTTTACGTCTATCGTATTTGAATTTTTTAGACATCGATTCAAACCATGATGAGAATGGTTTATATCCCATTTCAATGTAATCATTATATTTTTCAGGGTCAAAATCAAGCATTACTACTTCATCATCATTATACCTTTCTCTATTTAACATATAATCACAAATGTCTGTGCATTTTACCCATCTTAAATCTTTAGAATAACGAGGGTCTTTAAACCATCTTAAATCGGTTATATGAAAATCATTCATTTTTCTAATCGACTGGTCATAAACACCATGATATATAGGGTCAAAACCATTTGGTGTTGAAATAAGAATAATTTTTCCTCCTGTTGACAAAGATGCCATAGATGCTGCCCAAAAATCATCACCAGCTTCGATATATGCCGCCTCATCAAAAATAAGTATAGTTGGAGTATAACCACGTAATGCGTCCGCTGAGGTTGCTACCGCTTTAACTTCACAACCATTATTTAACCTAAATCTACTTTCAGAATTTTTATCTACTGAAAACCCAACATTAATCCAATCCGGCCATTGGTCAATAAAATGTCGAATTTTATTTGCCATTTCAATTGCGGTGTCTCTTTTATTTGCAATAACTAATACTCTTTCGGGATTTTCTGGTTTTGCTATTTGTAATCTTCTAGAAACCCAAGCTGCGGTAACTGTAGTTACTCCGGCTTGTCTATATTTTCTTGTTATATTTTCATTATATAACTCGTAATCTTTAATTAATTGAATTTGGTCAGGGAATAAATCTAATGGTACATATTTTTTTTGTGTATTATCATATGTTGTTAGATATGTTCTTAATGCGTAAGGTGCGTCTTTTAATATACGAGCATATTCTCTTAATTGTATTATTTTATCATCCATATTTTTAATTATAAAAAAAGGTGGTAAAAAACCACCTTTTATATTTTTTATTTTCAATAATCATCATCTGATAATCTTACACCAGGAATATCACCTAAAAAGTTATTTAATTCATCGTTTGTTATTTCTTCATCTATGTCATCTATTTCATTATTAAATTCCGCTAACGCGTCTTCATAAGCTTCTTCTTCCAACATTTGTTCAATTGAGGTGACTAATGAAGACACTATTGATTTGACCCTATCAGTACCTTCCATAACTTCTTTCATTAAACATAAAAATTTACGAGCAGGTAACTCATAAACGTACATTTGTACAAACGCTTGCAATTCAATTTTTTCTTCAGGGTTTATCACTCTTTCAGGATTCGCCATCCTAAATCTTTCCCATATTGCAGGACCTAAACGTAAATCCCACATTTCATACTCCATGACATCTTCATATTTTTTTATCAGGTCAACAAAATTCTTATGTTTACGATTTTTAGGATTAAAACCTTTAAATGTTAAACCAGCACCTGATTTAACCTTTTCCATTCCTTTAATTACTTCATGAAATAGAACAGGGAAATTCATTCCATGTATATGTACTTGTGTTTTTGATAAATCAACAGGGTTTCCTAATGTGTCTCTTTGATTTTCATTATCATTATCATCGTCTTCATCATTGTCTCCACCATATTCTTCATCATCATCTGAAGAATTAGGAAATTTAACATCAGCTTTTCCGGCTATTGATCCTTGAGCACTTATTATCTGATTATCACTTAAATGCCAATAATTACTATCATTTATTGACATCATAAGAGCGTAAATTTCCATTACATCTTTTCCATTATAAGTTGTACCAACTATATTCTTAATTTTATTTGCAACAAAATGATAGAGATTATACGCTGAATGAGCTGAACCTTGTGTCATTGCATTTATTAATCTTCTTTTAGCTTTTTCTAAATTAAAATTTTCTAATTTATCAACATAATCTTCTTCCACATCAACACCTTCGTCGTCAATATTAATATAGTCAGCCACTTCATCCTCCATATCAGGACTATCAGGATTTTGATTATCCATTTTATGTAAAAAATCATCACTTTGAATTTTTTGTCCTTTTAGTCTGTCTGAATATGAAACTAATTTTACAAATATATTAACCGAATTTTTAGGTATTTTATATATTTCAAAAACACTTTCGGCCGCTAATTTTTCTAACTCTTTTTTATGATTTTCTTCAAATTCATCAATTTGTTTGATAGCATCAAACATTTGACCAATTAAATTTCTTGAATTTGAACCGGTGGTTTGTTTTACACGTGTAATCACATTTTTATAAGTTTCAGACGCCAATAATTCTTGAAAATTTTGATTTGTAGTACCTCTTGGCATCGGTACTTTTTTAAGTGGTGTATCTTGAGACGCAAGTTTTGATTGAATACCTTGTTCGGGTCTTTCTGTAAAAGGTTCATCAATTTCAATAAATTTAGGGTTCCTATCACTTTCTTCTTGGTTTGGATCAAAGTCTGGATTTTTTCTCCTTACACTTATTGTTTGTGGGAAAGTCATTGGCATCTCTAATAATGTTTGTTCGATTAAATTTAATATATCTTTTTTTAAAAATCTCATTTTTTTTAATTTTTATCTTTTTTCAGCTTGTGGACCTGGGTTATGTTTAGGATCAGTTTTATATGGATTTTTTCTAGTTTTTTCCTTTTCTTTTTCCTTTTCTTTTTCCTTTTCCTTTTCCTTTGGTTTTGTTGTAGTTTCTTTTTCTGTATCTTTGGCTTGTGGACCTGGGTCAGTTTTAGGATCAGTTTTATATGGATTTTTTCTAGTTTTTTCCTTTTCTTTTTCTCTTGGTTTTGTTGTAGTTTCTTTTTCTGTATCTTCTTCTACTTGTTTTTGTTTAGTGCTATTTTTTATTGCTTTTGATGTAAAAAATGATGGTAACTTAATTTTTTCCATGGTATCTTGTTCATTTAATTTACTTTTAATCAAACTAACAATTTCACCTTTGGTTGTAAAATTATGAAAATATTTATTTTCAAATAAATTCCTTTTTCTTTTTATATCTTTTAACACTGACGACAATGATTCGTTTACATTTTTACTAGGTTTTAATAAAAGTTTCATACAATTACTACCTAAATTATCTATATCATTTCTATAACAAAATCCTAATTCTAATTCATCATCGTCAGATAACATAAAATTAGCATTACCAAATTTAGATTCTATCTCATCAACAAATGAATTTATCTTTTCTTCATCTTCGTCTGATAGTCCTGAAGAATCACCATTGATAAGTGTTGATACTGCCCAATCTGGTATACTGAAACTTATAATTTCATTATCATTATCTTCATGATTTTTTTCTTTTAATTCAACACCAACACCACTTTTTGTTAATTGTTGTGCGATTCTAGGGTCAAAATTACTTTTTGACATACTCACCTTAGCTTCAGATTGTTGTTCACTCATTACGGCACGATATAAATTTGTAATTTTATTATCATCTAAATTAGATAATAATCTTTCTGTATATCCTTCACGTAAAAGTTTTTTTATTGCGTTAATTCTCTTCATGTTTATTAAATTTTAAATTTTTGTTTTCTAATTTATAACCTCTACTTTTTATTTTTTTTGTTACAGATTCTATTGACTCACCAAATCTAAAAAATAACCTTTCAATGTCAGATTCTAAATTTGTTTTTTCCCAAGCCATAGCCACAACACCATCTACTGAATCAATAATACCAAAGTAATCTGAATTTTGTATTAATTCTAAAACTAAATCAGTATCTTTAAGAAGACTAATAATGTTAATATATTCAACATCTGGTGATTTATTTGTACTTGTTGAAGACGCAGGGGTATCAAACCATTCATCCATATCAAACTCTTCAGTTTCACTAAAAATGAATTCATATTGTTTTTGACCCTTATAGTCTAATCCAATCTCATTAACATAAATTAGTTTCATTTTCTAAAATATTTGTTTAGTGTTGTATGAATACTATCATTAATATCTTTTTTCATTCTATCAAAATCAATTTCGTGAGTTACATCGTCGTCTTCTGCAATGTCCGCATATGATGATAAATCAATTTCTTCATCTGTCACCGCAGGTGTATTTACAAACCTTTCTAATTTATCCATTGTCTCACTTAATTCTTCATCTTCAGGTGAGTCTGGTTCTTCTTCAGGAAACTCTGATCCTTGTTCAGGTGAGTCTGGTTCTTCTTCAGGAAACTCTGATTCATCTTCTGGAGACTCTGGTGAATAATCCTCATCTCTATTAAATTTATCTGAGATTTCTTCTATATCATCATCTTCTAATTTATCTAGATTTACTGCAGAAATAATCATATTTAAAACATACTTGATGTCATCACTTTCCATTTCTTCTTTTTGGTCCCTTAATTCTTGACCAAGTTTACCCGCAAATTTCTGTATTTCAGACATATAGTCTGAAGGTTTAGAACCACTGCCACTAGAAGGTTCTTCTGTTGGCATATCTGTTGGCATTTCTGCTGGCATATCCGTGGGCATATCTGTTGGCATTTCTGCTGGCATATCCGTCGGCATTTCTGCTGGCATTTCTGATGGCATGTCTGATGGTAATGGATTTTCTTGAACAGGAGCGTCAACATTTTTTTGTGTTGAATTTTGTTTTAAAACATACTTTGTTGCTTCTTGTATATCTTGACCATTTATTAATTGTAATCTTTTTAATGCTTCTGCGTATGATGAAAATCTATTTTTATTTTTCATAAATAATCCACCAATATAATCTAAAGAACTTTCATTTAGACCTTTTTTTACGTAATAACCATCTTTTTCTTTAACTATACCATAAACACCATTTGAGGTTGCTTCAGATATAAATTCTGACTTAGATTTTTGGTTAGGTTTGTTGTTATTACCGTAGTAAGTTAATTCAAGGATACGCCTTAATTTTTCATCTCCTTGTAATTTTTCACTACCTAATGGGTTTAATTCTGCCATATTTTTAATATTGTAAATTTATTATTATTTATTATAAATATACTTATAAATGGAAAAAAGATGGTTTTTTACTGTCTTATAGATAATTCTTTATCAAGTACTTTCGATCTTAAAGCCATTAATTTTTCTATATAACCATTTCTTCTTAATAATTTAAATGTGAGGTTTTCATAAGAATATTCCCCTCCTTGTTCTAATCCACTTTGTCTAAATTTTTTTAATTTAGTTTTAATGTTATCTATTTGTTTTATAACATCTTTATCTGAAGAGTTAATTAATGAGTCAATTTGTTTAGCGAATTCATTACTCTTCTGTAAAATCTTTTTTTCGTCTATATTAAATGGTGTTTTTAATTTTTCTGGTTCAATAACCCATTCATCGTTTAAAACGGAGTAAACACCTGTTGATAAAAATTTTTGATTAATATCTTGAACATATAATTCAACATCGTAACCTTTTATTTTTATATTCCTTGTTAAGTTCCAATATTTCTTTTTACTTTGAAAAAATTCATCAATTATTTCTTCATAAATTTTGGATTCCTCGTCGTTTGACATAAATTCATTTATATCGTATATTATATGTATATCAACATCAGAATATTTTGACCAATTGTAATTAGCTAGTGAACCTGTTAAATGAACATCGAAAATAAAAAAATCAATTTTTATAAAATCTAAGAATGAATTTGTTATTTCTAATAATTTTTCTCTAATGTCACTTTTTAATTTAAAAGAATTACCTATTTTATCGAATAACTCAATAGGTAAAGAATCTTTCTTGTTAAAAGATTTCATTATTTCTTTATCCTTATTTAGATCTTCTATAAGTTCTTTTAATATATTCATTTTATTTTTTCGTACTTATATTTTTTGGAAATATTTGAGTTAAAATATTTTCCTTGTGATTCCGCCATCCTTAATTTTGTAAATATTTCCCACGGAACTTCATTATATTGATAAACGGAATCATTATTGAATTCTATTAACAATGTTTTATCTTCAGTATTATACTTTGATGATTTAATATTAGATGATTGAATTTTAACTTCAATCACTTTACCTTCAATTTTTTCAGATAATATAGCCATATTTTTTATTTTTAATAACGATATTTTTTTCTACTTTGTTTTATATCTCTAAAAACTGAGTATAGTGATTCATTAACCTCATTTTTGGGAAGTTTTTTTTCATGTCTTTCTTTATATAAACCTTTTACCCCACTTTGACTTAATTGTTGTAAAATGACATTTTTTAGTTGACTCTCGGTTATTTGAATAATTCTTCTCATTTTTTTTACTTATAAATATTAACAAAACGATAAAACCCCACAATTGTGGGGTTTTATTCTATTTTAAAGATATAATTCTTTCTTTAATTTTTTCTTTAGATTTCGGGAGAATAATCTCTAAAATTCCGTTTTTAACACTTCCTCCAATATCTTTTTCAGAAATGTCATTAGGTATTAGATATGATTTCTTAAAAGAATTTAAAAAAATGAAATTATCATCATCTTTTTCTTCTTTCTTATAAGAAATAGTTAATAACTCTTCTTTAACCGAAATAGTTAAATCTTCTTTAGTTAAACCAGGAACTGTAAGGTATATGAAATACTTATCGTCCTTTTCAAGGAATTTAACCGAGTTATTTCTTGATGGTTCTTTTTCAAAAAATGTATCTAATACATTTCTTAATGGGTCTTTGTAAATCGTTAACATAATTATATTTTTTTTTATACCTTTGCTTCAAATAATATTCCCAAACAAAAAAAAAGACAAAAAGTCTGTTTTTTTTTAAAAAACTGAAAAAAAGTCATATATTTGTCTTTTAAAATCTTTTTTCTTATATTTCATTAAAACGAAAACAAAATGTCAGTAGATTATTTCGACGAAAGTCAACAAACATCCTTTAAAAAAGGAAAAAAAGGTTCTAGGACACCAATTTTAGATAATTTCTCTAGAGATTTAAATAGATTGGCTGAAGAAGGGAAAATAGACCCTGTTATTGGTAGAGATACTGAAGTTAGAAGAATCGCACAGATTATTTCTAGAAAGAAAAAAAATAATGTAATCATTGTTGGAGATTCTGGTGTGGGTAAATCAGTATTAGTTGAAAAATTAGCATTATTAATTGTTAAAGGAGATTGTCCATCTAATTTAATCGATAAAAGAATTTTATCATTAGATTTAACTTCCTTAGTTGCCGGTACAAAATATCGGGGACAGTTTGAAGAAAGAATAAAGGCGATTTTAAATGAATTACAAAACGAACCAAACATTATTATCTTTATTGACGAGTTACACACAATGGTTGGTGCTGGTAATGCTAGTGGATCTATGGATGCTGCAAATATTCTGAAACCCGCACTCGCTCGTGGTGAAATACAATGTATTGGTGCAACAACTTTTGATGAGTATAAAAAACACATAGAAAAAGATTCTGCGTTGGTTAGAAGATTCCAAAAAATAACATTAAAGGAACCAACTAAAGATGAGACAGTATTAATACTGAGAAACTTAAAAGATGTGTATCAAGATTTTCATAAAGTCAAATACGGTGATGATGTTATAGAAACAATTGTAAATTTATCATCACAATACATTACAGATAGACAATTTCCGGATAAGGCTATTGATGTTTTAGATGAATTAGGGTCAAATAAAAAAACAAATATTAAAATCCCTGATATAATTGAAAACTTAAAGAAAGAATCTGAAAAAATAAAGGAGAGTAAAATATTGGTGGTAAAAACACAGGATTATGAACAAGCAGCTAGACTTAGAGATGAAGAAAGAAAGATTTTACTTAAACTTGAAGATGAAAAGAATAAATGGTCTGAAAAACAAAAAGATAGTCTAATACCTATTACAGTAGATGATGTGTATCAAATGGTATCAGATATGACCGGAGTACCTATAAGTAAACTAGATAGTAATGAAACTGAAAAATTAATTAAATTAGAAGAAAATTTATCATCTAAGATAATTGGTCAGAAAGATGCTATTTCAATAATATCTAGGTCAATAAGAAGAAATAGAGTAGGTATTAAAGAAAATAATAGACCAATAGGTTCTTTTATTTTTATCGGTTCAACTGGTGTTGGTAAAACATATTTAGCAAAAACTATCGCAGAACTAATATTTGGTGATTCAAATAAAATGATTCGTGTCGATATGAGTGAATATATGGAAAAACACAATCTTTCTCGTTTGATTGGTTCACCTCCAGGGTATGTTGGACATGATGAAGGTGGACAACTAACAGAAAAAATTAAAAACAATCCTTTTTCTGTTATTTTATTCGATGAAATAGAAAAGGCACATAAAGATGTTTATAATATTCTTCTTCAAATAATGGATGAAGGTCACCTTACGGATTCTTTTGGTAGAAAAGTTAATTTTACTAATACCATAATAATTATGACATCAAATGTTGGTGCCAAAAAAGTATCTGAATTTGGTGGAGGATTGGGATTCGTTACATCATCAAGTGAAAGTCAAAAAGAACAAATTAAAAAATCTATTGTTGAAAAATCTCTAAAACAACAATTTAATCCTGAGTTTTTAAATCGTATCGATGATATTGTATTATTTAATACCTTAAATAAAGAAGATATTAAAAAGATAATTGAAATTGAACTTAAAAAACTTGAGAATAGACTTTCTGTTAAAAATTATAAAATATCTTTTGATGAAAGTGTTCTTAATGAAATTGAAAAACTTAACACCATGGAAGAATATGGTGCTCGTCCCGTTAAAAGAATAATTCAAAATTTATGTGAAGATTTCTTGTCTGACGAAATTTTAAAAGGTAATATAAAAGAAAATCAAGTTATAAATTTGAAATTTGAAGATGAACATATGAAAATTTTTTAAAAATTGTATAAATATTTTGGTTTTTGGTAAAATTATATATATTTATATTTAAATTGAATTTATTTTCATATTTAAAGGAATTTTTGTCGATATCCTTTCGTTTTAAGTCGTGGTATTGAACCCACAAATGACCTCAAGAGCCCCGATCCCCATCGGGGCTCTTTTTTTTTAAAAAAACATTTATTTTTTTTTGTTTTTCATAATATTTTTTGTTATATTTGACTTATCAAACCAAAAAAGAATGAGTGATAATGTAGAGACTATGGTTTTATCGATAACAGGTAAATATGACACTTATACCGATTTTTATGACGAAAATAAAACAGTCATTTATAATAATATCGTAAAATTATTCGAAAATTTTAAAAACAAAACAAAAGACCAACTTGTATTGAAGTTATCCGCTGATATTGAAAATATAAGTGGTGAAATTGAATTAAAATTTTCAAGAAAAGATATCCATCTACTTAGGAAAGATGTTTTATTTTATTTTGAAAGTTTAGAAGATTATGAGACATGTAATTATGTTCAAAAATTATGTGAAATTATTGAATAAAAAAAAGGGGGAAGATAATATCTTCTCCCTTTTTAAATTAATTAAGGTAATCTTACCATTCTTTTCCAGAAACACCACTATCTTTGGCTAGTGAAAATCCTACCGCGGTTAAAATAGTCGTAATCATTCCTGCTTGACTGGCATTAATCCAATCCATGTAAGTTGCAAAAGAGATTGCTGCTAATGCTAATCCTGCAACTGTAGTTTTCCAGTTTTTCATAATTTTAAAGTTTTTAAAAAATTTATTTATATATAAATACTAAAAAAATATTTTATTCTTCAGGAATCGATTCTTCTTCTTTGATATTTTTTTTATTCACCCATTTATCAAAAGACGAAATACCGAACGAACCTAAAGTAATTAATAAAAAACCATTGAAGATAAATTCATTAATTAAAAGTTCCTTACCCATCCAACCTGTAGCTAAATCTAAAATCATTGTTGCTACCATCATAATAAAAGAAATGAAACCAACAACAGATTTTTCGTTTATTGTGTTATTATCATTAAATAATTGACTAAAAAATTTCTTCATTGTTTTATATGTTTGGTTAACCATAAATATCAAATTAAATATCAAAACAATATATTTATATATAAAAATTACACTATTTAAAACAGTAAATAATGAAAGAATTTGTATTAATATTTTTTTTAATTTTATCTCCTTTTATCATTAAAGATACTACCGTAGATTTAATTAATGTACCCGTATTATTTATTGGTGATTCCCATACATCAAATCATTCATGGGGATGGCAAGTAATTCTTAAGAATAAAACTAAATTAAAATTACACAACACATCAATTGTTGGAAAACATTTACCATATATGGTTAATGTTGCAAATAAAACAATCACACCTTACTTTAAGTATTGTTTTGTATATGGTGGTGTAAATGATTTATATGGTAAGAGAGACCCATATTTAATATTTAAAGATGTTCAAAAAATAGTTAATATATGTAAACAAAATAACGTACAATGTGTTATTATAACTGGTGTGAGTCCAAATTGTATAAAACCATTAAAGGATGGTAAATTATTTTTTAAAAATTATAGTAAATACCAACAGTTATTAACTGATAGTATTGTTGGGGCTAAAGTTATAAGTATTACCACAGTTAATACGAACGATTGTTATGATTGGGTTTGTCATATGAATCAATCTGGTCATAAAAAAATAGCTAATACTGTAATAGAAAAAATGAATTTTAAAATATATTGATTTTTTTTTAAAAAATATTTGACAATATCATTTTTTATTCTTATCTTTGTTTAAGATTTAAAAAAAGTTCTTTGAATTTAAGATATGGGCGGTCTATAGTCCATAAAATAAACCATGAAAGTGGTATAAAGTGATTCACTTGGTTAAGTGGGTTGCGGTTTCCGCAAGGGAACTCGAGTAGACAAACGAGATATTATTTGACCTTTAGTACCGAGGGTGACACTGTAGGAAAAGTGGTCGAATAACGAGGCAATGTGGTTGTTTCGTTGAGGTGGGAACACCAATAAGAATAACTCGTAGGATCTATGCAAGAAATATAAATTCCAATTATATAATTGCGTGATTCAATATTATGGTGGTCTTAAAACCGAAAGGTAAGATAACGAATACAGGTGGTGCTGCCGTTATCCTTAGTTAAACTTACCAAAAGTTTAATTATGAAGAAAACCAAAAGTATGGAAGTCGGGAGACTTCAGAGAGTAGTTTAGTATCGTGTCGTTCAAAAGATGACATGGCTGGTTGATGAGCCGCTACTTTCAATATCCACAACCAAATTGTTATCTATGACTTTTAACAGTACAAATAAAACAAGGAAAAGTGCTCATCAGTCGTGTTTGATAGGTTACTACATAGTCAAGAGATGTTCTTGGCCACAAAGGGACCCAATCCTGATGTGATTTTTGAAAAAGTTCTCTCCTCCCGCAAGGATTAATCGGGGTCGCAATCTCGAAGAGTAATGATTATCAAGAGAGTAGAATACGACTTAAGGATTAGTTAATCTAATTAACTGTAACTGAAACTTACTACTCAAAAGGTAGTGGAAATGATTGGGAAACAATAATCCATCTAAAGAGTTTCGTTAAATACTGTATTCTCAGGTATTTTTTTTTCTTACTTTATTAAAAGTAAGTGGTGGAGATAACGGGTAAAAAATAATACAATGATTAGAATTGTTTGTGTATCTGATACACATAGTTTACATGACCAAATGTTACATAACATACCTGAAGGTGATATTTTAATACATTCTGGTGATTGTACAAATAAAGGTATACCAAGAGAAATTGAAGAATTTATTAATTGGTATAAATCTTTGAAAGGTTTTAGTAATAAAATTTTTATTGCGGGTAATCATGATTTTGGATTCCAAACCTTCTCACATTCACGAGATAAGGATATTATTGATTGGTATAAAAATTTATTAAATAAAGAAAACTTATTAGAATCTAATGTTCACTACCTTCAAGATAGTAGTGTAACATTAGATTTAGGGTTTTCAAGACCATTAAAAATATGGGGAAGTCCATGGCAACCTGAATTTTTTAATTGGGCGTTTAATCTTCCAAGACTAGGAAGTGAATTAAAAGAAAAATGGAATTTAATTCCCGATGATACAAATATATTAGTTACACACGGTCCCGCACATGGTATTTTGGATTTAGCACCTAAAAATTTAAAAGTTGGGTGTGAATTACTAAGACTTAGGATTAATGAAATAAAACCTTTATTACACGTTTTTGGACATATCCATTTATCATACGGGGTCACTAAAGAGTACGATACAATTTTCGCAAATGCGTCAATTTGTACTGAAAAATATCGTCCATCAAACCGACCATTAGTGTTTGATGTTTTTGAAGAAAATAAAAAAATAATAGTCACCAATGTCGAATCGTGAAGAAATAGTTAGTGTAGTCATATCAACACGTAAAATTGACGACAATTATTTGAAACATGTGGAAAAAATGTTTTCACATCCTAAAACACAAATATTGGTCTACGAAAATGATGGAGTTTCATCATTACCAGAAATCTATAACGAAGGACTTAATGACTCTACAAATGATATTATTGTTTTTATGCACGATGATCTTATTTTGGAGACAAAGAATATTACACCCAAAATAATTAGATTATTTGAAACCAATACAGAATATGGGGTTATTGGTTTAGCTGGAACAGATAATTTATTAAGTGGTACATGGTGGCAAGACAGAACATCTATGTATGGTATTGTTGGACACGAACATCAAGGTAAACGACACGTTAACTATTACTCTAAAGAATCTTATTCTGAAAAACTGAAAGAGGTTGTTGTTGTTGATGGTTTGTTTATGATGGTTCATAGAGGTAGAATTAAACATAAATTTAATGAACAGTTTAGTGGTTTCCATTTTTATGATTTACCTATCTGTATTGAAAATCATTTAGATGGTGTTAAGATAGGTGTTACAACTAAAATTAAAGTGACACACAAGTCAATTGGTCAAATTAGTAGTGAATGGGTTTCAACTAAAGAAATATTTGAAAATAAATATAAGGAACATTTTCCTTTAGTTGTTTGATAATAATCTTTATATTTATATATAAAACTTTAATTATGAAAAATTTTTTTGTAAATGTTAAACATTTCTTAGGTATCGAAAAAAAGAATGAAGAAATTACTGTGGTAAAAACTAATGTAGTTGAAAAAGAACTAGTTTCAAAACAACCTAAATCAAAAAAGAAAGTATCTGAGGATATTCCAACAATTACCCTTGATACTATCACTATTACCGCAAAAAGAGGTTCTACATCAAATGATACTGGTGTTAAAGGTCCTGATCAAAAATAGATTATTTTTGGTTTGTTTGGGGGTGTCAGGCATCGATTGGTGTTAATATTGTAAGTAGGCACGTAGTCGGATTTCATCTACGACTTTAATAAATGGTGGAAACAATCAAACGGAGACGTTTACAAAAACATGGAAGTTGTTGGATTACTATCAACTTCTAACGTAGAAGTAGCTTAAGCAAAACTACAACGGGTCGGTGGACATATACCTTGGAACAGAAGTCCCTACGGTGTGATACAACCACAAAAGTGTCAAAGGTCTAGTTCAGAACTCTACCTATAAACCCATGAAAATGGTGAAAGTGAATTCGACACAGTTATTGGTAACAATGTCAAAATAGGAACCAACTATTTGTCAGTTATGAATTAATTGAATAAACGTGTAGTCTATTTATACTATGACAAACAAGACGCGGGTTCAATTCCCGCCATCTCCACTTAAAACAAAAAAACCCACTTAATTGTGGGTTTTTTTGTTTCTACAAATTAAATTTTTATTAAATTAATATTTTTTATTGTTATTTTATTATAAATAAATATATACATTTATAATAAAAAAGTAAAGTATATAAACAAACAAAGGAGTCAAATAGACTCCTTTGTTGAGATTTAGATACCTCCTTTCGTTTTTAGTTAATTTATTGTCATAGGTGACCAAACCACACGACTCTTTAATAAATATCTGTAAATTTAGTTTATGCGTATAATCCCGCTAACTTTTTTAAAACAGATACGTTTAAAAGACCACTTAAAAAATCAGGAGATGTTGTTGATTTTTTTTCCTCTTCAGGTTTTAAATATGTTTCATCTGAATTTTGTGCAATAAAATTACTTATTTGTTCATTGTCCGCCATTTTTTCTCTAAATTCCTTATCATTTTCTATTTTATTTTCAAGTGCTGATAGACTAGGTAACCCAAATGTTTGTAATAAATTATTCGCTATAATAAAATTCTTAAAAGAACTTTTTCTATCTTGTCTAGCACCAAATTTAATCCACCATTTTTGTATGAATCCACTTGGTTCTACACCTCTTTTTGTTAAAAATTTAGATAATCTTTCTCCTTGATAATATCCTTTGAGACCCGCACTAAATTTTCCACCTGCAACTGCAGTATCGACACCTTTTTTTAATGCAGCTATTGGTTTTACTTTCGTGAATATACTAGTTAATGAATTGATACCATCTTTAAGTTTTTGTCCCCAACCTTTATTTATTTTTGAAACACTATCTATTGTTTTTGTAACATTTACATCTTTTGATTTAGAAACAATATCTTTAAATTTTTCTGTTAATTTTGGGTTTTTACTTAATACATTAATTAATTCATCACCATTTTTTAATGCTAATTTACTTACTCCTTGTAGTGATTTGATAAAAGGTTTAACTAAAATATCTCCAAAAGTAGGTATAAGAGCAACTAACATAAGTGCGGCATAAAGATATTGTCCTTTTTTCAAATAATATAAAATTAACGCAACATCAGCGATTTCACCTATAACAGGAACAAATCCGGCAACCATTAAAATATTTTCAAGACTAAATATACTTTCATTAATTAGTCTTTTTTCTTCTAATATTTGTTGTTTTGTTTTCATATTAATGTATTATTTTACAAAATTTTTCAGATAATATTTCGGACAAATCTGAATCTCTTATTGCTTCACCTAACATGTTTCCACCAAATGTTAATGATATAGATTTTAAATTTAATCCATAATCATCCCTATCACTATTGGTTACTTTTGTTACTAAATATCTAGCTAAAACTTCTAAAATACCATCTATTATTTTTGGCATACCATCTCTTGATGTACATGATTCTAAATTTTTAAAAGGTTTTAAAAGATGTCTAACATGATAATCTGATAAAAATTGTGCAGCCGTTGTTGATATACTGGAATTCATACCAAAGATTTGATTTAATACATATCTTATTATATATTCTTTAACACCAGATAATGTAGCATCAGTAATCATAGATTTAAAATCAATATTTTTCAATTGTGAAGTAACGTCAATTTCATTAACATCATATCCTTCATTTAATAAATTAATCAATATTTGAAATGAACGTTCAGATCTAAAAGATTTGTCACGTATATTTTTTAATTCATTTAAAGAATTCTTCAAATTTTCTTTTCTTTCGTCAAGAATTATTGTTTTTATTTTTTGTTTTAATTCCATTTTTAATCTTATTTAAATTTATTCTTCACCATATGACCCTGTTCTTTTGAAAACAATTTTATCTCCACGCCTCCATTCTCTTACTGCTTTATTTGGATTTTTAGGTTCAAATCCAGAACCTTTCATGTGTTTAATTAATAATGATTGTTCTTCAGGTGTTAAGTCTGGTCCCCTATATACTGTTCTATTTCTACTAGTGTCAACTAATTGATTATTCCTTTTTAATCTTTCAAGTAATTTTTGTATTGAGATAGCGTCATTATCAGTTGGTGTTGGTTCTTGTACATTAGGTGTTGGTGTTGGTGTTAATGGGTCTTGTACATTAGGTGTTGGTGTTGGTGTTAATGGGTCTTGTACATTAGGTGTTGGTGTTGGTTTTATTGGTTCAGTACCACCACAAATTTTCTTAAAGTTTTCTTCTGTTACACCAAATGTTTCATAAACACCACCACCCGGTGCATTTATAGGTGCTTTTAGAGTTATATTATTCGACTTAGCCCAAGATTCTGCAGCTGCTTTAGTTGCGGGACCAAATTTACCATCAGTACTTGTCATTTTTAAACAAGTTTGTAAGTCTGATACTAATTTACCTTTACATCCAAAAAATAATGGGAAATTATTACAATCCCTGTAATTATTCTCTGGTATTGGTTTTTGTGTTGGTGTTGGTTTACCATCATCCCAAGTTATCTCAATACCACTTAATGGGTCACCAGTATTAGTTGGTTTTCCTTGACCACCTTTACCGGTTTTTATTTGTTTAATTTTATCGTACATTTGGTTTTTCGCCTGAACTGAAGCAGGGTCAAATGTTGCAATATAATTAAGAGATGTTTCTAAGGATGCGTTTGCTAAACCAGAATCGTTATATAAATTTAAAAATTCTTTACCTTGACCATTAGTAACATATTTTTGTAATAAATTATTTGCTTGAACTAAATCATTTTTTGTAACCGGAAAATCTAAAAGATCTATCATAACACTAACATCGTTAGTTATATTATTTGTTGCCTGTTCATTTAAATATTTTTCATCAATTGTTTGTACTTGTCCTGATTTACATTTCCATTTCCCTTTTTTAGATCTACCATCCATACTTAAAACCGTATAATCTGTGAAAAATAACAAACCACCCAAAGCATCATATTCAGAATTACCTGTTTTTGTAACTTTCACAACTGGATTACCCTTACTACTTTTTGTTAGTTCCCCTTGATTATTTTTAATTAAATTTTTCATACATTGAGCCCAACCTTCTAATTTGTTTGGGTCAATTATTTTATCATTCTCATCTTTTATTACTATTTCACCACCACTACCTTTTAATAAATTGTATAAAACAATCAAACCACCACCAACTAGTAACCAAGCAAGTAATTTATTTGGAATTATGAAAGTGCGGATGTTATTAATTATGGTTACTTTTATTTCTTTTATGTAGTCTTTAATAAAAATAAATATATTTTTTGTTTCGTTAGTTGTTTTAATACCGGTTTCAATTTCACGAGCGACATCATCTGCAATTGCGGTACCTTCTTTTCCTACTTTACCCGCATCTTTCCCTACTTTACCCGCATCTTTCCCTACTTTAACAGGGTCTTTTCCTATTTTAGTTATATTTTTACCACTTACATTTAAAGATTTTTGATATGCAGTTTTTAACATATCCTCAGCAACTTTTTCTTCAATACCAAGTTGTTTCAATGTATTTTTAGCAATGTCCATATTTTTTTGGTTGAATGGCATTTGTGTTCCTTTTGGATAAACTTTTTTAGCTATCTCTATAAATCCAGGTTCTGCACTTATTAAACCTTTAATTTTAATCGCCAATTCTTTTGATCCGGGATTTTTTAAAATATTTTTAACTATTGTTCCTGCTTCAGAGTTAGCTACTTTACCGTCATTAAGTAATTTAATTAAATCATCAATATTATTTATTTTATATTTACTTATTATATTGGTTTCATTTTTTAATTGTTGAAAAAGAGCAGGTTCCGCTTTTACTGTATTTGCTAAAGATTTTAAAGCATCGTTAAATAAACTCATTTGTTCATCTAAAGGTTTTTTAGTGTTGATAACACCATTTTCAATACTTTTTTCTACATTTTCTACCAATGTAATGTATTTTCTTATTAATTGACTATCTAAGTTTTCCATTTTATTTTTATTTTATTTTAATTTTATAATTAATCCATTTGAGATAGTGCATTTTCAAATTCTGACGATATTGCGTTTTTAAATACCGTATCATCAATATTTTCCTGACTATTTTCTTGATTATTTTTATTTTTATTTTTATTCAAATAATTTACACCATATTCAACACCTTTTATTGCACCGTATGTACCGGCACCCCATTTAGCCCCTTTAATTGCCGCTGATTTTAGTGCTGATTTATTTTTTAGTGCATCTTGACCCGGTTTTGTTATATCTGATTTAAATCCTTGAGATACGGTTCCTTTTATTCCCTTTTGTCCGGAAGCAGGATTGAATAATGAGTTTAATTTATCAAAAACATTCTTTAATTTTGATTTCGCTAAATTAATAATTTCTTGAATTTTAGGTCCACCAACTTTTTTAACCAACCATTCTATTGGTTTTACTAAAGCATTTAAAATGAAACTAAATCCTTTTCCGAGTAATTTTATAATAGGTTTAATTGCTGGTGATTTTAATAAAACACCAATGTCTCTTCCTGCACCTTTTATTACTGATTTTATACCATTAACCGCAGCACCTGTAAAAATCAAACCTATAAAACATACTGCAATATCAAGATACGACCATATACTGTTTTCTATTTTACCTGTTGATAATTCATAAATTTTCCAAATACCTAACGATCCCCACAAAATAGAACCTGCTACTTTACCGATACCCAACGTTGATAGTGCAACATCTATACCAATTGCAATTGGATTAAGTAAAATTTCTTCTAATTTTTTAAAAAAAACAGGTAAACCTTTATTTAATATAAAATTTCCTGCTTGTTTTAATTTATCACCAACAGTAGATATACCCTTTTTTATAAAATCAAAAGATTCGTTAATTAATTTATATGTATGATTATTAAAAGTATTTATATCCTCATAAATAAGATTCATACTATATTTTATTTCATATTCTTGCAATAGATTAATGTCATGTTTAATTAATGGATAAACTAATTTTTTCATTAAAGAAAACAAATCAGTTCTTTCAAATAATTTATTTTTGTATGAAAACAGAATTTGGTCTTTTAATATTTCACATAATATTGTTATATTTGGATTTAAAATATTTGTTTTTAACCCTGTTTCAGTATTTAAAATAATATTCTCTATTTGAATATATTTCCTATCTGTACTAATATTAAAATTCATAATTATTATTTTAATTTATTACCTTTATCTCTCTTTAATAAAGAACCAACAATGTCTGACCACTTAGTTAATCCAATTTGGTTAGCTGCACCTCTAGTAACTCCTGACTCCCATTTACCCACTTCGGGATAACCTTGTTTAGTGTCACCAGCGGGAGCACCTTGTTCGTCGATACTTTTTATAAGTTTCTTATATTGTTTTTCTGATATTATTATTTTCATATTTATATAAATAGTTTAAAAATCTTAAAATGTTATTTATTGTTTATTAAATTTATTCATCATAAATAGTCTCATCTAATTTTGAAAACATTTTTATAAATTGTCCCGCTTTTGCGTTTGCCTCATCTTCTATTTCACCACCGATATCTGGTGGTTTTACATCTAATCTTCCATCTTCATATTGTTTGTGATGAACCATTTCATGTGCAATACTTCTCATCACATCAACTAAACTACGATTCTTAATATTAACACGAATTATTTTATTAGTCTTCATGTAATCATAATTTGCGGTTGTCTTTAGTTTACCTCTACCATTTTGAAGAACAATAGTTGGACAACTTTCAATTTTAAGTTCGTTTTTTACAAATTTTACAAACTCTGTAAATTTTGTTTTATTTTCATCTTTTAAGAAACTCATATTTAACAAATTTATTCATTTAATATATATAACTTAATATGTTTTTTTTATAATTATGTATGATGAATTGGTACACTATTCAATATCTTTATTCTGATGCGACGGAACTTTTTTGTAAAATAATGTTCCCTAATACAGGTGTGCCATCAATATCCGTTCTTGATTTTTATGATATAAAAAAATTATATGGTTTTTTTGATAAACAAGGAATTTATTTAACGATTGAAATGTATACAAAAAATAATTGGTCATACACAATTTTTTTAGAAAATGAAAAAGTAGTATTAACTTCAAAAGAATCAAAATCTAAAAGAGAAGATATAGAAAATGATGGTTTCGAAGAATGTTTTAAAATATTAGATAAAAAAATAAAAGAAATTAATTAGTTAACATTAATATTTTAAATTTTTCATCTTATCGAAATATTTTTCATTCGCAATAAAATATTTTTTAGTGTCTCCAACATCAGGGTATTTCAGTGTTAGACTACCATCAGTATTTACTTCAGTTTCAACACCACCAAATACTGAACTAGGAATATTATTGTATAACATTGTTAACTCTGACTTAGATGGTTCCTTAAAACCTTTTCTTAATGCCATATTTTTAATATCTTCACTAACCATTCCCCATATTGGATAATCTTGATTATTTAAATAATCTAAACCTTTTAAAATACCTTTTAAACTTCCAGCAACGCCGACCAATTTATAAAAACCTGAATTTTGAGGTCTTATTGAAATAAAACCATTTTCATCTCCATAAAATTTCCAATTTCTTGATCTGTTAAAAAATTTATCTTCTGTCCAAGAAACACCAACAGATTTTTCATACGAATCTTTAAATATGTTATATATTTTTTTTTGGTCATCATAATTCATAGAATGAAAATCAAAAAAATTTTCATTTAAATTATTTTTTATTAGTTTTTTTAACTGTGATTCCGTTATTATTATTTTCATCTTATTATTTCTTTAATTCTTTTTATTTCATTTAACATTTCTTGATAATTATCTGGTATTAATGGGGTATCTATTTCATTCGTTGTTATTATATCATTTATTAATTTATAATCAACACCCTTTTGTAATAATGTTTTCTTTGTTAATTCTTTATCATTTGAAAGTACTACTAAAAAAAGAATATAAACATTATTTAATTTATTACCTATTACATCAATAATTTCTCGTATAATAAGGTCTTTATATTCAGTATCTAACATAGGTGCAATTAAATTACCTATTAAATTATCATCATATAATTTCACACCTAGTGTTTTAATAATTTTTATTATAATGTTATAAGATTTATTTATAGATACTGAATATAGAAGTAAAACTTTTATATTATCTGATGTCAATTCTTCACCTTTTACATCAATAATTTTTGATGCAATAAGGTCTTTATCGGTTGAATATCGAACTAAATACATTACATCTTCTGAATGCAACAATTCTTTACCTTTTAAATCAATATATTTAATTCTTTCATTATCAGTTAAATATTTAAATTCCCAATCTATATATCCAGCAACACCTCTAACACCTCTAATTTTTTTATAATATTTTTGCAATAATGGTGTTAACTGCATATATCGTTGTTCACTAATGAGGTATCCAAATGAGATAAGTTTCTTTGTATTAATAACATTTTTTTTTGTATAATCAAGTAATAACCATATTTCAATATTAGTTAATTGTTTACCTTTTGCGTCAATAATTTTTGTCACAATAAGGTCTTTATTTTTTGAATCATAAAGTAAATGACTTATATTTTCACTAATTTCTAATTTATCACCTTTTGCATCAATAATTTTTATCGCAATAAGGTCTTTATTATTTGATAACATAATTAAATTATTTATTTCAACTGGTTTCAATTCTTCACCTTTTAAATCAATAATTTTTGTTGCAATAATGTCTTTATCAGTTGAATATTTAAGTATAAAACGTATATCGTTACTATTTAATTCTCTACCTTTTGTTTCAATAATTTTGGCAACAATAAGGTCTTTATCAGTTGAATATTCAAGTAAACTTTCTACAAGTTGATACTGTAAATTTTCACCTTTTGATTCAATAATTTTTATTATTAAAACATCAATATTTATCAAACTTTTGTTATCTGGTATTGTAAAATATAATAGTATAGTATTAATTTCAATAGAAGTTAATCTATCACCTCCGATTTCAATAAGTTCTATTGCAGTTTCTTTTTTATCTGTAGAATTATTAAGTATTTCAAAAATATCATAGGAACCAAATTTTTTAATAAGTTCTATGTTTTTAATAATTTTAGATTCATTATGATTTAATTTACTATTATCTTTTTTTGATAAAAAATTAAATAAATATTCATGATATTTTGAAGGAATGTTTTTTATATCAAAACGAGGGTCAACTTCAAGTTTATTTAAAAGATGTTGGAACTCAGGATCTTTTTTTAAATCATATGGTTCTTTTATTCTTTGATACGTTTTTACATTTCTAATATTTGTCCAGGTTTTACCATTATCTTCAGAATATCTTAATGGTTCAATATTTCTTCTGTTATAAGATACTAGTACATTTCCATCATTTCCACCTGTGAATATCATTCCATTAAGTTTTTGTAAAATAGAATCTTTGAAACTTCCGTAAAAATCAAGAGCAATATTTGATGTATATACTATATTCTCTTGTTCTAATCTATAATCTATATTTTTTATTATACTATTATCTTTATATTTTAACCATTCTTTTTTTCCTAATATTTGTTTTAACTGATCTATAAATCTATATCTCGATTTGTATATTTTCTTTGCAATGTCATAATTAAAAATTAAAAATTTACTAGTATCTATAATCTGAGATTCAATGATAATATTTCCATAATTGTTCTTCATATTATCACCCATTTGGGACTCAAGGTCATATGTTGTGTAAACACCATAACCGTAATGTGCACCATCACTAACTATATAACCAACATTCGCAATGTTTTTAGATGGGTTAAATCCTTTTTTTCCTGTTCTGTGATAAACAATCATTCTACCAGCAGTTATATCTTCATTTAACTTATTTAACTGTGATTCCGTGATTATTATTTTCATCTTATTATTTGTTTAATTCTCTTTATTTCATTTAACATTGACTGATAATTATCTGGTATTAATGGAGTATCTAAATCATCTTCAATTATTACATCATTTATTAATTCATAATCAACACCATTTTGTAATAATGTTTTCTTTATTAATTCTTTATCTTTTGAATTATTAAGTAACATATATATTTCCCTATCAATTAATTTTTCACCTTTTATTTGAATAATTTTAATTAATGTATCGTTATTATTATTTAATGGATACATTAATATTTCATTAATATCATTATAATTCAATTTATCACCTTTGATTTCAAAAATTTTTGTTAATATGTTTTTATGACCATAATGAAGTGAGTTATTTTTTTTGTTATAATAAAATGCACGTTGTAAAATATTTTTAATATCCATACTCTGTAATTCTTTACCTTTTTTCTCAATAATTTTTGTTGCAATAAGTTCTTTATCTGTTGAACGAGACATTAAAATCTCGATAACATCACCATCTAATTTTTCACTCATTATATCAATAATTTTTGTTGCAATAAGGTCTTTATCTTCAGAATATTGAACTAAATCTCTAATACCTTCGAAATTAAATTTATCACCTTTTAAATCAATAATTTTTATTATTAAAACATCAATATTTATTAAACTTTTGTTATCTGGTATTGTAAAATATGATAATAAAAGTTGTATATCATAAGAAGTTAAACTATCACCATTAATTTCAAGAATTTCTATTGCCGTTTGTTCTTTATCTTTTGAATTATTAAGTATTCTAAAAATATCATAATCACCAAATTTTTTAATAAGTTTTATGATATCAATAATTTTAGATTCATTATCATTTAATTTATCACCTTTTTTTGAAAAATAATTTAATAAATAATCATAATATTTTGAGGGTACTTCTTCTATAAAATAACTACCCAAATTTGGTTCATTTTCAATCTTATTTAAAAGATGTTGGAACTCAGGGTCTTTTTTATAATCATCTGGTTCTTTTATTCTTTGATAAGTTTTTACATTTCTAATATTTGTCCAGGTTTTACCATCATCTTCAGAATATCTTAATGGTTCGATATTTCTTCTATTATAAGATACTAGTACATTTCCATCATTCCCACCTGTGAATATCATTCCATTAAGTTTTTGTAAAATAGAATCGTAGAACTCTTGGTAAAAATCATAAGCAAGATTTGATGTATATTTTATATTTCCTTCTTCCAATGTATCATCGATATCTCTTATGGGGTCGTTATCTTTATATTTTAACCATTCTTTTTTTCCTAATATTTGTTTTAACTGGTCTATAAATCGATATCTTGATTTGTATATTTTCTTCGCAATGTCATAATTAAAAATTAAAAATTTACTAGTATCTATAATCTGAGATTCAATGATAATATTTCCATAATTATTCTTCATTTTATCACCCATTTGGGACTCAAGGTCATATGTTGTATAAACACCATAACCGTAATGTGCACCTATACTAACTATATAACCATCATCCGCAATGTTTTTAGATGGATTGAATCCTTTTTTTCCGGTTCTATGATAAACAATCATTCTACCAGCAGTTATATCCTCATTTAACCTATTTAACTGTGATTCTGTGATTATTATTTTCATATTTTATTAACATTATATAGTATAAATATGGTTTTTTAAATATTTATCCAATATAAAAGTATAAATGAAAAGAATAATAAAGTTAAAAACAAGTGATTTAATTAGAATAGTTGAAGACTCTATGAAATTTATGTATAATCCAGAATCATTACCACAAGTAGTGTCTGATTTAGAAAAACTTATAGATGGTGGAAAAAAATCTATTTATAATGTTTATAATGTGGTATTTAACACAACTATTTCAGATATCTGTGAAAACATGGATTATTACATACAAACAGTTGAAAAGTTTAGGGCAAATCAAAAAATATTAAAAAATAAATGGGAAAAATACTTTGATGTTATGGAATCTTTTTTTGATGACCATTTAAATGATAATTTGGATGCTAAAGCAGAAACATTTTATAGTAAAGCAAATGATTTACTTACAGATTTAGATACACTACAACTTGATATGGATGACCTAAACGATATTTTACAAGATTTAATTGATGTATCTGAAAAACAAATAAGAGACGGGTATGATAAAAAATACTCCGGTGGAACAATAAATATAGATTAAAAAAAAATATGGATATACGTGCAATGATTAACATGGTTAATAATGTTAATAATTTAAATGAGGTAGTTGGAGTGGTAGAAAATGTTTTTGAAACATCAACAAAAATTATTGATAAACTATATAGTCAAATAATTGATTATGTAAAAAGTAAAAATTTATCAAAAATTAGTATAAGAGATACTGATAAACTTTATTTTGTTTTAAATATGGACGAAATATTTCCTACAGAAAAACAAGATGTCATACTAAAAACAGTTAGAATTACAATAAATTTTACAACATTTTATGGTATGAGTGTTCCGATTGCGATTTTAAGTATGTCAAACACTAATCCTGATATTACAAATCTAAGTAAAAAAGGAACACTAACTTATGATGCACAAAGTGATGCGGTTTTAGATATGAATTATGCTATAGATGGTAATATCACATTTTTAGAGTTTGTTCGTTTTTTAATATCTCAAAAAAATATGAATGTTGATACTATGTCACACGAATTAAAACATTATATTGACCATGTTTTAAACCCTTATGCTAAAATAAGTGATAGAACACACTATTCTTTGTCAAATTATTTATACAATGAGGTAGATTTTTCTGGTGATTTAAATGATTTTTGTTTTTTAATGTATTATATTCATGATGTTGAAAGTAAAGTTCGACCAAATGAACTTTATTCTGAATGTTTAAGTCAAAAAATAACACAAAGTAATTTTTTGGAAAAATTTAGGTCATCAAATGTGTATGGGAAAATTAATGAAGTGAAGAATTTATCATATGAAAAATTATTTGAATCTGTTAGACTTGATTTAAAAAATAATCTTAATGTTCCAGATTATTTTATATACATGGCGACAAATAAATCAATGGGTTTGTTTTTATTGCAGATTGCGGGTATGTCTAAAGAATTTATGAAGGCACTTAATCAAGGTTCTTTAGGTGTAGATTTAGATGACAAATCTATTCACGATTTATGGTCGAAACATATTTCTAAATTAATGTATTCTGATAATGATGATCTTAATGTTAAAAAAACATTTGAAAAAATGATAAACAAAATGAAATTCGATGCTGAAAGATTATATAAAAAATTATCTAAATTATATAGTATAATACCAAAAGACTATAGTAACTTAACTTCTAGTGATATCGAAAAAGAATATATGGACAAATTAAACTTATTAGAATATTGGTAATATTTATTAATTAAAAATTAATATGAATAAAAGATTGGCGAAATTAAAGAATATTCAAGAAGCTAATATTCTTTTTACAAAAAGAAATCTGAAAGAAAATGAATTTAGTCTTGATGATTTATTTTCTAAAAAAATTCAGTCTAATATGGATGAAGATGATGAATTTAACGATAATGAATTCCCTATGGAAGAAGATGACGAATTTAACGATAATGAATTCCCTATGGAAGAAGATGACGAATTTTCAACATATGGTGATGATGAATTTTCTAGATATGGAGATGACGAATTTAATGACCGTGAAAACCCAAAGTCTGTACACGATAGTGATATGAATGAATCGTCATCAAAAAGAAAATGTTTATCTTGTGGTAAAAAAAGATAATAAAAAAAACCCTTCAAATTTGAAGGGTTTTTTTATTTATAATTGTTTTAATTTTTTTATCGTCTTCTATACTCTGGAGATTTTGGACCTATTTTACCACCAAATTTTGAGAATTGTTTAGGTTCAAAAAAATCACCATAATCATCAACAGGTATTTGGTCATATAGTAAATCCTCGAAATCAGAGATTGAATCGAACCCCTTTTTCCTCATTTTATTAACAAGATTAATAAATTCTTTTTTTAATCTCATCATTTCCTTGTCTTCATCTGTAGGACCTTCTCTGTATTCACGGTCATAATATTCTTTACTATATTCTTCCGTCATCATTTGTTTGACCATTTGTTTTAATTGTGATTCAGTTAATCTAATTACTTTTTTCATTTTAATTTTTTATATATAAATAGTTTATTTTTTAAAAAAATATGGTTTATTAATATATTAATAAAACCGCCCAATATAGAGTTGTATTAAATTTTTTTGTGCCGTCATTGAATGGATAATTTGTTATAGAACCTCGTTTAATAACTTCAACGGTAATATTATCAGATTTATTTTGGGATATAACATTATCTAATGCGGTGGTAAATCCTGAACTATCTTTAACATCACCAGTGTTTCTTGTAAAAAGACTAATTTTATTTATTTTAGTTGGACCTGATTTATATGAAATTTCAAATTTATCCATATTAACTTTAATACTATTTACATCAATACTTGCATTTGATGATTTACTTATTATATTTTTTCTTAACTCTATAATACCATTACCAGTAACTTTGACCTCTTCACCATTTGATGAACTACTTGTTGTTTGTGGGGTTACATTAGTTTTCTGAGGTGTTACACTTGTTGTTTGTGGGGTTACATTAGTTTTCTGAGGTGTTACACTTGTTGTTTGTGGGGTTACATTAGTTGAATTATTAGCACAATCAGATTGAGTAGTTTTATTTTTCCATTGTATCCAGTACTCATTTAAACTTGTTTTATAATCAGTTTTATTTGTTTGATTCAAAGTACTAATATCTAATGTTTCACCAGGTAACAATGCAGATGATAATTGTGTTTTTCTGTTGTCTAAATCAATACGCAAGTGCCCCCACCCACCTGCATGGTCAAATGAAGTATATGCTTCGCATTTATTTTTTACTCTAATAAATGGTATATCTATAGTTACTTTTGTTGGATCTGCACTTTCTTCATTTTTAACTGGGTACGCCGTCATTTTTATCATTTCAAGGTCTACTTTAACATAAATTCCTTGTTTATATAATTCTTTTAGTTTATCACCAACATAATAACTCATGGTATTTGAGTAGTCATGTGCAATGTCATTCCATTTGTCAGTCCCATCCGTATTTGTACCTATTATATTAAATTGTGGACCACTATAAGTTCCCTTACAACCCGTTTGGGTACATGTTGGTATAGTATGACCTTGAGGTAAATTATAACCTGTTGAGGTTATTTGTTCGTTAACTAACCCCATTACTTCTTTTATTCTTGATATTTGTTCGTTTAAATTCATGTTATTTATGTTTTATTATTAACTCACCAAGTACTTCCAATCTTCCCATTTCTTTTTGAAACTCGACTTGGTTCATATCCGTTGATATTTTTTTAAGGGTTTCATTAAATTCTTTTTTAACTCCATTCAAATCAAATTTTCCTTGACTCGCTTTTTTATAATAAGGTAGTTTAACAACAAAATGATGATATGTTAACATTGATGGTCCACCTTTTTCTTTTGCGTTGTCCGCAATTTTTGTTGCACCACCTAATCTTTTTTCTGCAAATGTTTCAAAAGAATCTTTTTTCGATTCATTCATTAAATCAAATAATTTCATATTATTTAAACTTTTATCGTCTGTTTTTTTTAGTGTAGGTTTCTTTAAGATTTTTTAAATTTGGGGTTGATTTAACCATAACATTTTCAATAATGGTTTTTTCTAATAAACTTTTTAATTGTGATTCTGTAATTAATATTTTCATTTTATTTGTTTTTATTTTCTTTTAAAAGAGGGGATGTGAGTAGCGAATCAACATCCCCCAACGGAATAGCAACTATATCCGGTCCTAATTCATGTATTTAAACATGACTTATTTTTTAAAATACTTAATTGTTTTTTTATGTTTATTTTTTATTTATAAATATCACATATATTTATAAATAAATTAACATAATGAAAAATATATTTTTATTATTTCTATTATTTTCAGTTTCAACATTAAAATCACAAGATGATGTATATTACGTTGAAACTGATACAATTTATAAAAAAGAAAAAAAACATAGAAGAATAACTCACTTACCAAACTATCAAAATAGTTTATATACGTATAGAAATATACGTCGTGATTTTTATTATAGTTATAGAGTTTCTCCTTTTTATGAAACAGTAGAAGATTTACCAAATCATTTATATTATTATGATGATATATTTTATACACCATTAAGAAATGATTATTGGTCCAGATTTAATTCAAATTCTGTTGACGAATTAAATAATGTGCAAATTAAACCGAGAACAACCGAAAAAATATATAACAACACAACTAAAAGAACCCCAACAAATAATATTAATAAACCAAACACATCAGGAAGAAAATTTTAATAAAATGAAAATAATAATTACAGAATCACAATTAAAAAGTTTATTAGAAAATAAACTTAGAATGGATGAAATGGCATTCACATATGATGATTATAAAAATCTAACTCAATTAAAAGATGCGTTAGATAAAAATCAAATGGTGGGAGTTGCTTTTGTTAAAAATGACGGAGAAGTTAGACACATGTTAATTAAACGTTTTATAAGTAACTATGTTCCAAGTGAGAAAGAAAAAACTGAAAGACAAGCTAATTTACAAAGAAATAATAATGTAAAAAGAGTTATAGATATGGTTGCGTATCGAAAAAATTTGATAGAATTAAGAGCGGATGAAAACTTGGATGAAAATCAAATAAAAGAAAAGGCTGCATATAAATCTTGGAGAACAATTAATTTAGAAAAAGTTTTAGGATTTTTAGCGGGAGGTCAATTTATAGATCTACGTGAAGAAAATGACATAAGACATACATACGGAGACGATGTTTATAATCAGTTAACAGATGGTATGAGAAGAAGAATAGAGAATGACTTGATTAATGCAAATAACGAAGAGGGTATTTAATATTCAAGAAATCTTTCCAATTCTTTTGATTGATTTATCCAATCTTGAACTTCATTCAATAATGGAAGTTTTTTAACAAATTTATATTCGTTATTAACTTCCTCTATTTTTTTAGTTAAATTTATGGCATCTCTTTTTGATAACTCTATGATAGTGTCAACTCCAGAGTGTTCTAAAAGATCTGAATATTCTCTACCAATACCATGAACTCTAAATAAATCAGCCATATTAGTATATCTAAGAATTTGACTAACATCAATTCCTGTTTTATTAGAAATTTCTTCTCTTTGTTTAGTTGTTTTTGTATTTTCCAATAATTTAAGAACTGTATTTATTCCGACACTTCTTAATTTTTCAGCAGTAATTGAGTCAATTTGTTCAAGTTCTTCTATTTTGTAATTTACCATGGTATTTTATGTTTAATATTATATTTATAAATATCAACATTTATAATAAAGAATGTGTAATTAATGTTGATTTTATTAAAAATAAAAATATTTATAAAATAAAATAAGAAGTGAGGAAACAAATAGTAATAACAGAAAACCAATTAAAGAAATTAATAAAAAGAATTAGTGTTAGAAAATTTTTATCTGAAGCAAAAATAAGTAGACCTTTACTTAATTCATTACTTGAAAAATGGAGAAATGAAGAACCTAACTTGACTGAGGAAAACGTTGAACAAATTTATGATAGATATAGTGCTTTTAAAGATAATTTAAACCCAAATCAGGGAAATGTTAATAGTTTTTTAGCTAGATTTGACGGAACATTAGGTTTTGAAAATTTTGATGAATCAAATTTAAAAGATATAACAAAGTACACATTTCAACAAATAAATTTTTTAGTAAATCAATACCATCCACCTATTTTGGATGAAAATGAAAATATCAGACGTGGCGATTTATATACACTAAAACCAAAAGAAAATATAATACAATTGGGAAGAGACCTTTGGTATGGTGATAAATTTAAAATTATTGATGAGGGCGATTTCAGAGTTTATAAAATACCAGATATGATGGAATCTGTTAAATTCGGACATTATTATAGAGAAAAAATTTATAAAAAACAAACAGGTAAAGATGGTGGTTTTTGGTGTGTAACACATCCACTTCCAGGTAGTAATTTGTGGTCAAATTATAGAAGTGATGGTAAAAGTTTTTATTTTGTAATTGACGAATCTAAAGATGAAAATACTGATGAATATTTCATGGGTGCTTTACAATTTAACACTAAAGGAATATATGACGAAAATTATAGATATGTTTTAACATCACTAACAAATAAAACTATTAATAGTTGGGAAAATGTAATTAAAAATTATCCAAAAATTGCACAACATAAAGATTTAATAGTTGAAAAAGAATTTACTAATGAAGAATTAATTGACTCTACTAGAGTTGGACGAGTTAATGAAGACCCAGGACCATATGAATTTAGAAAAGAACCAAATCACATTAAAGAGGGGTTCATTAACGCTGGTGGATATTTAAAAAAACCCGAATCATGGCGTTCAATGAATGATGAATTAAAATCGTTATACATAAATACAACAACTTTAGAAAATCTTTTCCTTAGATTTGAAACTTACGAGTTATTCGAAGAAATAAAAAAAGAAAAATCTCATTTTAATAATTTAGATAGAAAAATTGGCGTATTAGGTCATGGTGGTATATCATATATGATGAAACGTATTTTCATGATTAGATTTGACACTACAGTTGCACATACTAATGTAAAAAATTCAGACATAGTTATATTAATGGATAAAAAAACTAAAAAATTATACGGAATAGCGGATGTTACTAAATCTGAATGGTATGAAAAAAATGGTGTAATATATGAACCAGTATATTCACTTAATTCTCGTAAACCTTTAATGAGTTATAAAGTTAAAGATGATGCAACTAATACTTTATTAAATAAAAAATATTCTGTATTATTCTTTCAATCAACTATAGATAATAATAAATTTTATTGTATAAAGGACCCTATTAACAACAAAGGTTATTTTTTAACAGAACGTTCTTGGTTAAAATTTTTAGAAGATCATCAACAAGAAGAAGAACAAATTGTACAAGCTAAATTTTTTACTGCTTTAAATAAAGACGTATCACCTGATGTTGGTGATATTGAAGAATCAAACCGTAGGGTTAGGTATTAATCCTATGGTTTTAATAACTCATAAAATTTTTTAAAATATTTTATTCTATCTTCTAGACCTATTGTTCCACCATTTACTCTTTTCGATATTTGTGTGACAATTGCGTTGGTTGCTCCTTTATCTGCAATTTTGTGTAATCCATTTTTGGTAAAAAACCACGCTGCAGATAATAAGGGGTAATGTGTTGCAACTTTATCTGGGTTACTAACAATATCCTCATTAATCGATTTTCCGAATGCGGTATAGTTTTGTTTTCCTGTTAATTGAATATACCCACGTCCTCTAAATTTAAAACCTTCTTTTGTTTTTTCATCACCGTTCCCCATTCTATTACCATATACTTTAGATGCTATTAAAACAGGTTTTCTTTGATATTGTTCTGCTAGTTGTTTTGTTGGAAAATACTTACCAAAAATTTCCATAAGACCATTCGCACTATAATTTAAATTCTCTTGCACCAATTTAAATCCTCCACTTTCATGTGCACATTGTGCCAAAAAATGTGCAAGTCTTAGTGGTGTATTTATACCAAAACTTGTGATAGTATTTGGTATTTGATTTAAAACTGAAATAGGGACATGTCCTTTTAATTTATCTAAATTTAATGACCCTGTTGATTTTTGTTCAACAACAATATTGAACATTTTATTCCAAACAATTTCTGACACTATTCCATCAGGATTTAAAGCATTTTCTTTTTGCCATTTTTTAACCGCAGTTTCAGTTATAATACCAAAATCACCGTCAGGGTTTAAAAGTAATTTTACTTGTAATTTTTTTACATTATCACCAGTTGAACCAATCTTTAAATTCATCTTTTTTATTTATAAATATTTTTGTTAAAAGAAAAAAGATGAATATATATAAATAAAACAATAAAAAATGAATGAACCATTATTTAAATTAGGATTTTATTCTTTTTACGAGAAAATAGTATCGAGTAAAAAAGTTATTGTTGTTGATAGTGGTAAAATAATATATTCACCTAGATTTAAAAAATACTTTCCGAACAAATATAGAGACGTAAAAGAATTTAATAAACTTGAAGATGCAAAAACGTATGTTTTAAAAAAATTATCAAAACATAAAGATAAAAAAGAAAGAATAATTAAAGAATTACCAAAATGTCTTTATTTGATTGTAATGAAAGAAGAGAAGACTGGTGATGTTTTTATAAAAGTAGGTATTACTTCTAAAAAATTTATCTTTCGTCGATTCAGTAAAGAATATGGGTACGAGGGATATGTTTTACAAACTATTTTAAGAAGGATAGATTCTAAAAACGCAGAATCAATAGAAGAAAAAATAAAAAATAAATTAAAAAAAAATATAGGTGTAAAAAAATTTAGACCTATACTTGAAAATTTTCACGGTTATTCTGAATGTTTTACTTATGATTCATTAAATGAAATAATCAAAGTATTCGATTCTTTTTGTAAAACTTTTTAATTTATTTTTATAAATGTGGGTTTCCTGTTTTCTTAATTAATTCTTTATTTTTATCTTCCAAAAATTCAACTTTAACTCTAAGTTCTGCTACTTCTCTGGTTAGATCCAAAATTTTATCCCTCATGTCGTTTTTTTCAGAAGATGATTTTTCTAACAAAATTTCTAATTTAGATATTCTTTCCCTACAATCATCCTTCATAAAATTTTCTGATCGTTCTTTCATCAATGCCTTTTTTTCATAAAACCTCCAAGCACTGGCGGACCCTAAAATAGTTATTGTTGTTATAATTACCGTATACAAAGAATCTATTTCCATATAATTTATTTCTTAATATAAATACTTTTAAATCAAGAAATAAAAATAAAAAGATTGATAAATTATAAAAAAAATCTTACTTTTGTCAAAAAAAAATGAGTTTAATTATAAATTTTTTTGGTGGTCCTGGAATCGGTAAATCCACCACATCTTCTGGTTTATTCACTGAAATGAAAAAAGAACACATGGATGTAGAATTAACATTTGAATTCCCAAAAATTGTTGCGTGGGAAGAAAATTATTCTGCAATAAAAGACCAATTTTATATTACTGGTAATCAACATAGAAATATTAGTAGATTATATAATAAAGTAAAATACATTATTGTTGATTCCCCAATTATTCTAGGGATTATTTATAAACAATTTTATGATATTCAACCATCTTATCCATCATCTTTTTATGATGATTCTTTTGATGATTTTATTTTATCACTATTTAAAAAATATAATAGTTTAAATATCTTGTTATTAAGAGACGATAAAACATATAATGAAAATGGAAGATTTCAGAATATATATGAAGCGAAAGAGATAGATAAACAAATTAAAAATAAGTTAGAAACAAATGATATACCATTTATTGAGTTTAAATTAGAATCTGACACAACAAAAAATATATTTAATTATATTAAAAAAAATAATTTATGAAAAAAAGAATATTGTTTTTTATTTTATTTATACCCATAATACTTAATGGTCAAAACGATACTGTTTTTATTAAAAAAACAATCTATTCTGTGTTATATTCACAGAAATTAGAACAACCTTTAGAAATAACATATCGTTCAACAAATAGACAATCAAGAGTTAGGGGTAAAAACTTAAATTTTTATTTAGAAAAAGGTGTCCATACATCTAATAATTTAGATTACCACAATAACATTTACGATAAAGGACATTTAGTTCCCGCTGGTTCTTTTTCGGACAATATAAGTAACTTAAAAGAAACGTATTCATTTTTAAATTGTGTTTTACAGAACCAATATCTAAATAGAGGAGAGTGGAGATTACTTGAAGAACGAGAAAGAGTATGGGACAATAAAGAACCTTTAACTGTAAAAATTAAGGTGATATTCGATCAGAATAGTGCGAAATTATCGACAGGTGCTACTGTTCCTTCGGCTTTTATTAAACAAATATTTTTTGAAAGAACACAAAAAAATAGATGTTTTTTTTTTACAAATGAAAAACAAATAATAAAATGGTATGACTGTGAAATTAAATGCGAATGATGATAAACTGTAAAGAACTAATAAACTATCAAGGAAACGTATATTATGTACGTAAGAGAATAAAAGAAAGTCAAATGAAAGAAGAATTTATTGATTCGTTAAAAAGTTATTGGGATTGTGATATGGTCTTAAAACATAATAGTAATGAAGAAAAGTTTTATTTGTTCTTAACTTTAATACCTATTGCTGAGATTGTATAGGAATACAGATGAACTATTGTTCTAGTTCATCTGTATTTTTTTTATCAACTTTAATTGTTCTTTTAGGTTTATAGTAATCTTTTAACATATTATTTAATGTCTGAAAATCTTTTAAAATATCTACTAGTATTCCCGCCAATTCAAAGTTTTCAGACTCCTCATTTTTATCTAAAAGAACTTCTACAAATTCATACAATTCTTTGTCTGTTAATTTTGCTCTAACTTTAATAGTTTGTAAAATAACTTTTAAAGTTAAGTACTGAAAAGTTATTTTCTTTTCTTTATTTAAAGAAAAATAAGTCTCTGTTTTAATGTTAGATAAAATAGTTGAATTTATTGAATCTAAGAATAAAAGAAACGTAGGATTTTTTAAATTGTTCTTCATAAAGTTCGTTGTTCTTTCCATATAAATATTTTAATTAATTTTTTTTAAACGATTATTTACCCCATTTTTGTTTTTTAATAATTTGTGCAATGATACCGTAAACACTTAAATCTTGGTAAGTATCTTCAATTGGTTCATCTACAGAGTCTTCGGTACCTAAAACTACCAATTGTTTTAATCTTTGTACTTTATCATTCATTCTAAAAAACAAACCTGTTAAAGAAAATTTAACTTCTTCTTTTGTTTCCAATCTCGTTCCCGCTGATAAATTATCTGGACCGTAATTCATTTGTTTTTTACAAAACAACAAATATTGGTCTTGCATTATTTTTTTAAACTCAGACGTAGTTTCTGGGTATTTTTTTTCACAGTATTCTACTGGATCTACAATTGATGTTTCTTTTAGCATGATTTTTTTTTATATTTCAAATATACTGAAATATTTCTTCAATAACAAATATTTATAATAAAAATAATCAAATTATGAAATTATCCCCACAACAAAATATGAAAGAAACTGAGTTTAATCCTCCTGTTCATAAATCAAAACAATTAGTTAGAATGTTATCTTTTAGAGTCGTTCCTGCGTATTTTAGAGAGATTGAAAAAGTTGCTGAACATAAAAAAATGACCGTATCTAAACTTATTAGAACGTACATTAAAGATGGTATGAGGAGAGACGGTGAATTATCAAAATCAGAAGACAGAGAATTTACAGTATAAAATAAAATGTAAAAAACATAATATTATGGAGAATATTAATGAAAAATTAATATTAAATAAAATAAAAGAAATTCTCTACGAAGACACAAAAAAAATTCGTAGAGAAGATTATAATAAAATACAGTTTAAGATTGAAGAATTTGAAAATCAACTTGTCGAGACCATAAAGGAACTTAGAAAAGTTAATGATTCCATGCCTGAAGGATTAAAAGTAATATCTAAATCAAGAATAAAAACAGTATCAGAAAATTTAAATAATACACATAACATTATAAAACAACTTAAAAACAAAATTAAAGAACATAAAAAAATGTCAAATCAAGTTGTTGAAAAAAAACTTAAATGATGAAACTTTCCCATTTATTTGAAGATATAGACTTAACATTACAAAAAGATGATGTTCACTACAAAAAATTAATTAAAACTATAAAATTTTTAGAAAAAAGAAAAAAAATTTTAATACTAACAACTTCAAATAGAGGTGGATGGGCGGAAAAAGAATTAAAAGAAGAACCAAAATCGACAAAATTAGCTAAAGCCATCCAAGATTTTATTGGGAAAAATAAAGTTACTTTAATAGAAGTTCCTGATTTAAAAATTTATACTTGTGAGGCGAATGTTTCTCACATGGATGGAAATCAATGTGGACTTAAAAAAGCATCATTAGACGATAAAGAAAAGAACCCAACTGGACAACATAGGTGTTGGAGAAATATCAATAATCCTGACGATGAGTTATGGAAAATAAGTAAAAGTTTATTTGAAAGTGATACTGTTCTATTTTTTGGTTCAATAAGATGGGGACAAATGAATGCGGTATATCAAAATCTAATAGAAAGATTGACATGGTTAGAGAATAGACATTCTACGTTAGGTGAGTCTAATCTATTGAAAGATATTTCCTGTGGTATTATTGCCATTGGTCAAAATTGGAATGGTGAAAATGTGGTTGATACACAAAAAAAAGTTTTGTCTTTTTTTGGATTTGACGTTAAAGACGAACTCTCTTGGAATTGGCAATTTACAAAAAATCCAAACGATGAAAGTAAAGAAAGTTATAAACAATCAGGTAAGGATTTCTTGAAAACTTTTGAGTTGTAATCTATTTAATTTTACTAACTGTATTTTTTCCTAACTCGGTAAGAAAAAATACTTCTTCATTATTTTCATCTTCAATTGAATCCACAAGATTATTTTCTTTTAAAGATTGTAAGGTACTAATTAAGATGATTTCCGTTAAGTATTTATGAAATTCATATTCGTTGATTTTAATATCGTTATCATTAATTTCTCCATTAATAAATTTTTCCGTAAAAACGTCACAAAAATAATCAAAAACGTATTGTTTATTTTTGATTTCATGTTCGGTAAAAAAATCCAACTCTTCTAAAACTTCTAACATTTGTGTTGATTTTTTTACTACGATTGGTTGGTAATTAGTTTTCATATTTTCTTTTTTTCTGCAATATAATAAAAAAATATGACTTTACTATTTATAAAAAAAGTTTTATTTTTTTCTAAAATCACATATGTTAAATAACGATAAAATATTTATTCAAATTGCGTCATACCGAGACCCGCAATTAGTTTTAACGATTAAAGATTGTTTAGAAAAAGCTAAATATCCTGAAAATTTAATTTTCGCGATTTCGTGGCAACATTCAATAGAAGACGAGTGGGATAATTTAGATGAATTTAAATCTGACCCAAGATTTAAAATTATTGATATTGATTATAGTATTTCTGAAGGTGCTTGTTGGGCTAGAAATAAATTACAACAACTTTATGACGATGAGCAATACACGTTACAATTAGATTCACATCATAGATTTATCCAAGATTGGGATGTTGAATGTATTACTATGTTTAAACAATTACAAGATAAAGGACATGAAAAACCTTTAATAACTTCTTATATATCTTCTTTTGACCCCGAAAACGATCCAAGTGGTCGTACCAATGTTCCTTGGAAAATGAATTTTGATAGATTCATACCTGAAGGTGCGGTTTTTTTCCTACCCGCTTCAATTGAAAACTTTGAATCATTAACTGAACCCGTTCCGGCTAGATTTTACTCAGCACATTTTGC